GCGCTTGGGATACTCAGTGGGGGTGGCAGCTTTGGGGCCACAAAGCTAATGGCATTAATGGTCCATATAGGTGGACACTTGACATTTATCTAGGAAAGCGTATACTTGTGATTATCTTTGGAAGGAGGTATTAAATGCCATGTCAGGTAGAGACGTACGAAGATAAGGGCTGGGACCGCGCTCGCTCGGCTAATGCTGAAGCCGAGAAGTGGAAAAAGATTGCAGACAAGCTAACTCACGAGAATGACATTCTCCGTGAGGGTATTCTTGTTGCTGCAGAGAAGGCACCAAAAGCTTTTACTGCAACTTTCCTGAAGAAGGTAAACCTAGACCAGATTGCTCACCGCAAGGAAGACCTGCGCCGTCTAGAGAAGACATTCCGTAAGTTGAAGGACGCAGAGAAGTTGGGTCGTGTGATGCTTGCTGACCCTAACAAGCCACTTGAAAAGCAGCTAGGTTTTGATCCAGATGCTTACTAAACTTAAGCGTAAGATTCTCGGGCGTATCAAGCGTCGTGAGACTGAAGCAGAGTGGCGTGGTTTTATGGCGGGCATGCAGTATGGAGAGTACTTAGCTAAGAAAGAGATGAAGGCAAAGTGAAGAAGAAGGTAGTTATCCCGCGTGGGTTGCCAGGTTCTGGTAAGAGCACTTGGGTTAAAGAGCAGTTGGCTACGCACCCTGCTGGCACTGCTGTTCGCTTGAACAACGATGATCTTTCTATGATGCTCTACAACGAGATGTGGGGCAACATGTATAACAACGCGAGCAAGGAGTTGCTACACCACTTGCGCTTGGCAATGCTTAAGACCTTTCTTGCGCAGGACTACATCACTCACATCTACGTTGACAATACCAATCTTGCGCGCGCAACGGTAAAGGCTCTGCAGGATGTCACTTTGTTAGCTGGTGCTGAGTTTATTGTTGTAGACGAGTTTTTGAACGTCCCTATTGAAGAGTGCATTGAGCGTGACTCTAAGCGTGATCGAGTTGTTGGCGGAGACGTTATCCGCAAGATGGCTGGTCAGCTAAAGGGTATTAGGCCTTGGGTTGTACCAGAAACCCCCTCTATCAAACCATACCCAAATAAGTTCCACGAGGATATGGAATCAGTCGTGCTTTGTGATATCGATGGAACCATTGCATTGATGAATGGTCGTGGTCCTTATGAGTTTGATAAGGTTCACACTGATCTGCCTAACTTTCCGGTTGCTGGTCTAGTGAACTCACTCTATTCAATTGGCACGAAGGTGATTTTCATGTCTGGTCGCGGTGAGGAGTCTCGCACTGAGACAACTAACTGGCTGTGGAATGAGCTTGGCTTTGAGCCGGAGCTCTATATGCGTGCAGCTGGGGACGTACGTCCTGACTGGATTGTCAAGTATGAGCTATTCCAGGAACACATTGCTGGTAAGTATCACGTTTGGTTTGTATTAGATGATCGTGACCAGGTTGTTGACCTTTGGCGTCGCAAGCTGGGTCTTCCAACTTTCCAGGTTGCGGATGGTGATTTTTAGATGAGTGGACAAAATATTATAGACATCATTCAAAGTAGTTTGCTAGTGCTACTAGCAGTCAATATCGTCCTACTGGGTAGGGGAAAAAAGTAATGATGCAAGCTCCAATAAGCCCTCAGAAGTGCGACTTTTGTAGTGGATTTTGGCACTCGTGGCAAGACTGCGTTAAATTTATCGAGGGAGAGAACAAGTGGTCCATCTATTTAGTGTTGTAGAACGAGCAACCTACAAAAAAGCTGTAGAGGCTGGCTACATTAAAGTTCAGTCTCACCCTGAGATTCAGGGCTACGCTATCCATAACTACACGGATGCTTGTACTTGGGATCAAGCTTGGGATGAGGCAACTCTAAACTGTCGTGGAATGATTACAAACGACGATGGAAACGTTGTCGCTCGTGGTATGCCTAAGTTCTTTAACTCTGACCAAGAGCAGGCACCTGTATTTGCTTTGGACGATGAAGTTATTGTTTCGGACAAGATGGATGGCTCTCTAGGCATTCTCTACTATCCGCCAGACTTCTCTGAGGCTATTGCGACTCGCGGGTCGTTTGCTTCGGAGCAAGCATTGTGGGCAACTAATTGGTGGCGTGAGAATCGTCCAGACATTGCTCTAGAGGCTGGCAAGACTTATTTGTTTGAAATTATCTATCCTGAGAACCGAATCGTCGTTGACTACGGCGGTAAAGAAGGGTTGGTCTGGCTAGGCACTGTTGACAACGAAACTGGTAGGTTTGAGCCAGGATGGAGTCTGCCTATCGATTCGGCACCTCGCTACAGTTACAAGACTTGGGGTGAGGTGTTAGCTGCGCCTGCACGCGAGAATGCAGAAGGTTTTGTTGTTACCCGCGTCTCTGATGGTGCAATGGTCAAAATTAAATATGAGGACTACAAGCGTCTACACAAGTACATGACTCGTGTCACTGAACGCCACGTCTGGGAATGTCTTGTGGAGGAGCGCTCTCTTGAGGCCGAGTTTGCTGGAGCACCTGACGAGTTCCACAGTTGGGTAAAAGAAGTTGCTAGCCGGCTAAACGCTGAGTTTGAGGCAAGACATGTGCAGCTAATCAAGGACTATCGTGCAATTATGTTTGGTCCATTAGAAAAGACCTTTACTTACCCTCATGTTGAAGAACGTGAAGCTAAAAAGAACTTCGCTATGGCGGTTAAGGATGAGAAGGATAAGGCGTACTTCTTTATGATGTACGACGAGAAAACTTGTATCCCGAGTGTTTGGAAGGAACTCCGGCCTAGCGGTGGGGAGACTTTCCGTGTTGTAAGTTCAGATGCAGATTGAGGAGAATGATGTTACCAAAAATCCCTCGTATTAGGTCAGGGCATATTGATGCCCTAGTCCGTCGAGACACGTCTGATCGCTGGGAAGAAGTTAATCCTGTATTAGAGGCTGATGAAATTGGTTATGAAACGGACACCGACATTTTTAAAGTTGGCGATGGTATTCGTCAATGGGTAGATCTAAAGCAGTATAGGAAATCTAGTGATAATTAAAACTGAAAGCGGGTCCCGCTATGAAATTGATGACCACGGAATTTGTCGTAAATTTAATAGTGAAGGTACCGGCGTAGACTCATTCAAGGTGTTCTTCATGAAAGCTATTCCAGATACGGTATCTCAGATGGGGGATATCTGGGATCACCCGAACGGTGAGCCAGAAGTAGGCAAGCTACTTTACATTGGTGGCAAAGATGGCTGGTGGCTTAGCACTAAGGTTGTTTCAATTGAAGACTAGTTGCGTAATTTAATTTTATGTTGTAGTCTTTAGCTCTACTAAGGAGAAAAATGAAAGACGAAATTGAAGTGCTTCCAGTAGAAAAAAAGCTACTTGATCGTATTGACCCTAGCTATGGCAAATGGATTAGCTGCGACAAGGGCTGGTATCGAATTCTGGAAGAACTGGATGCAAAGTTGGAATACCTATGTTCTGACTACAAGATTGCCCAAGTGAAGGAAAAGTTTGGCACTCTTCGGTTCTATATTCAAGGAGTGCCTGTTGGTGTTGTCGGAGAGCTGATGGATGACGCTATTGCAGAAGCTTCGCGCCTATCCGCTAAAACTTGCGAAATCTGCGGCAAGTCCTCTATGCGTGGCGGTAATGGTTGGGTCTACGAACCGTCCGTTGGGACTCGCGTGCGTGGCGGATGGTACAAGACCCTCTGTGACGATTGTGGATTCCCTATGGGATATGCTTCGCCTAAAGATACATATGAAAGTGCGTATGATGATTGCCTTACGGACCTTAAAGATTTTTATAAAAGTAAAAATCTTGAAGTCCCTGAAGGCCTTATCAAATATCTGACAGGAAAAGACAATGAATAACGACTTACTACATGCCCTGGAAATGTCTAAAGATATTATATCGATGTTAGCTGGTGTAAAAAAGCAAGCTACAGACGCTGGTTTTAGTGAGGGAACCGCGGAGCTAATTGCTTTAGAGATTCTAAAAAAAGGTAGTTCTTAATTTGTCTAAGTTTGGTTGGTGCCTAACTGGTCATCATAAGCAATGTATTCTTAAACTACCTTCAGCTGATATTTTTTGTAGCTGTGAGTGCCACTCTAAAGAAAAGGAGCCCGAATGATCTCTCAGGATGATCTTGATAAAGCAAAAGAAATTGCTCGACTGCATGACGAAGCTTTTTGGCATTTACACAAATTTGATGGTCATGCTAAAAGTGGCGACGGTAATGTCTCCATCGAACTTGGATTAGGCACTGTCTGGGATAGGCAAGATGGTCCGGTAGAGCCGACAATTAGTGTAAATATCTACTCATATGTAGTTGCAAGTGATACTCCTTCTTACCCTAACTTTGGACAACGCAGCCACTACTTCGAATCAGTAGATCAAGCACTTGATGCAATGAGGGGGTGGCACTCCGAAGCTATGGCATACAACCCGTCAGAAGAAGATATTGCCGAGGCTAACGAAATGGCCAGTGATATTTGGGAAATTGTCAAAGACAAAACAACTATTTATGAATTAAAAAATGGTGAAACTACTCAAGTTTGGCCACCAAAGCGCTTCAGGGATGATTCTAATGGAGAGTAGCTGTGCCATTTAAACTAGACGGCAGCTACACCAATCGGTGTAGTGCACACAAAAATAAAATGATTTACGGTGATCCAATGACTGTAATTAGTGTGGTACTTAAGACTCAGGAGCGATTTGGTATAAAACTAGCTTGGTATAAGTGCGAAGTTTGGGGCGGGTATCATTTATGTAAGTTTGAGAATAAGCAGGACTAAAATGAAAAATAAGTTTATTAAATTTGAAAAAATGTGGACTGGAACCCTAACAATGACAATTGGGAACAAGGTTCATTTTTATTTAGGGACTACTGATCACTGGGGGCTTGGTTTTGAATACAACCATTACGAACGAGCTTTTACTTTAGACATTATTCACTGGTATATGGGTGTGGAAGTGTGGCATAATGAGTGAGCACTTGCGTTCTACTCGCATGCTACTAGAGCACACAGAGGCATATATTTATTGCCACGACGAACTAAGCTGCCGTGGTAAGTACTGCACACTGCATAACCGTAGTGACCATAACATGCGCCATATGCCTCAGCTTTGGAGGAGTGATCGTGGTCTTATGGAGCGACTCTGTGAGCATGGTGTTGGGCACCCTGATCCAGATGAGATCAATCTGGGCTTGGGTGGCCGCGCAGTGCACGGTTGTGACGGGTGTTGTATAAATACTGGTATCTAAACACTATGTTTTAAGTGTGGTATTTTACTGGTATGGCAACTCCGAAGAAAATCAAGATAGCTGGACAGCTATATACCGTAGTTGAGCGCGACCCTAAAGAAGATGGAACGCTCAATGAGGAAAACTACGGCTATACCCTAGATCAAGGTAATTTGATTGTTCTTGATAAAAGCATGTCTGTGAGTAAAAAGCAACAGACGCTTTTACATGAAGTTATGCACTCAATCCGTATGGTCTTTGATGGGATTAAAAAGCCAAATAAAAAAGATGACTATGAAACTTGGGAGCATCATTTTATTGGTGTATTCGAAGCCGGTATGTTAGCATTTCTCAAGGACAACCCTGAGGTTGTAGAGTGGTTAACTAAGGAAGAGTAGCAGTGGGGCGTAAAAAGAAGTCAGTCAGTACTGGACCGAAGCCCAATGATTCTTGGATTTACTTAAAAGAAATTCAGATCAATGGACGTAATGTGTCACCTGGTACCGAATTAAAAATTACTGGAGAGCGTGGACGCTTTCGCTTTATTCACCATGTAACTAATCACAATGGTGTGCAGTGGGTTGATGTGTGGGGTGGGCCTAAGGGTGCAGAAAACTGCCGTAGCTTTCGACCAGATCGTATTAAACGAGTGCACTACAAAAACCAGACCGTAGAAAATCTTGCAGCTGAGTATAAAGAAAAGCGTAAAGCTATAAAAGCAGAGGAAGAAAGCAACTAACTTGCGTAATTGGCTCCGGTAACAAAACCTGCTAGCTGCTTATAAGCATCGTTAGTTTCTGCGTGCTCCACGATCTTGTAATATTGTTCAGCGATTAGTGGCATCATTTCTTGCCACTGATCTGCATTATCAATAATTGGATGCCAAGTTGTTCCGTCAAACACTGCAGGGGCTTCTTCGCCATAAACTAAAACGTACCCTAAGATCTGACCACCCTCTTCGAATGGACTGTAAAGGATTTGGTCTGGATCTGGCCACAAGCGGGCACCGCGCATAATTCCTGCACGAGGGTTGATGTTAATCATTTTGATTCTCCAATTTCTTCAAAGAAGCAATATGCTTATCTGAACAGTCATTACATACATTACCAACAATAATAGTGTTATTTGCGCGAATTAGCACCTCTTGAAACTCTTGATGCCCATCGGTTTCACAGTTATCGCATAGCCCGGGGTGGTCTTTAGCGTGTTGCATTCCATATGTATACGCACAAGCTGGGCACATTAGAGTGTTTGGTTTTGAAAGGGAAACCATCCATAGTGAAGGATGATCAAAATCTAGATGTTCATCTGCAAAAATCATACCTTTTTCTACGTAGTTCCAGAAGGCATCGCCTGTTTTAAACCAAGGCATCCGCTTACCTAGATACGTGTCAGCAACGCTGTAGGTAGCGTCGTCATTGACAAACGCTGCCTGCATTTCACCATTTTCGATGAAGACTTCGGCAATAGTGTCACTGATGTCTTTAGCCTGAGCCTGGGCCCCTTCGAGCTGCTCTTTGTAGTGAGCTTCTCGGATATCGTCATTTGTAGTCATACAAGTACTCTATAGGACTATGTTGCAAAATGCAAACTAATTCAGTAGTATGAAAACCTAATGAAAGGATCTACATGGAAAGCGTAAATGAACGTGCCTTAGAAATCATCAAGGCAGTCTCTGCCCAGATCTCGAGCGAGAGTCTGGTTGGTCGTAATGTTGAGTTTGAATATAAAGAAGGCTATACCGGATACATTAAAGAAGGGCTAGTTCTTTATGAAAATGCAAGTGGTCTTGGTCTAATGATTATTCCGGCTGACCCGGAGTTTTACTTTGTCCCGTGGAGTTCGATTGGGTTACTTGCAGTACACGATGACACGGCAGATGAGCAAAGTGTTGCTTTGTATAAGTTGGCAAAGAAGCACTCTCGCAACCCTGCTGGATTTATTCTTCAGTAGTCTGCTAGGGTATAGCTTATGACTTTAAAAATCGGTTCCTTGTTTAGTGGCTATGGTGGCCTAGACATGGCAGTATCTCAGGTATTCAACGGAGATGTTGTCTGGCACTGTGAATGGGAAGATGCTCCATCAAAGGTTTTAGCAGCTAACTTCCCTGGAGTCCCTAACTATCGAGATGTATCCAAGGTGGACTGGAAGTCCGTCGAACCAGTGGATGTTCTTTGTGGTGGATTTCCGTGTCAGGACCTCAGCCTGGCTGGTGGTCGCGCTGGATTAAAAGATGGAACTCGATCAGGACTATGGTCAGAGTTCGCTGAGGCGATTCGAATTTTGTCTCCTAAATATGTAGTAATTGAAAACGTAAGAGGGTTGTTGAGTGGAAAAGCATATAGCGACGTGGAACTCGGAGAAGAGTATATGGTTGCGAAATCAGGAGAACCAGCTCTTAGGGCCATGGGTGCTGTACTCGGCGACTTGGCCGAGCTCGGGTATGACGCAAGATGGCAAGGCGTACCAGCTTCCGCCGCGGGCGCTCCTCATGAACGGTTCCGAGTATTCATCCTCGCAATTAGACGAAATTCCTGAAGAATCAATGCTTCGTACTCCTTCAGCAATTGAGGGAGAGGGCGGTGCTATTCGTGAAGATGTAGCACGCGCTAAGAATCGTATGCTTATGGTTCGTGACCAGATGGCTCAGTTGGCTTATGAAAATGGGCTACCTGTTCCAGATGCTATTGCTAAGCTGCCTACTCCGATGGTGATGGATCGTGCTGGAGCTATGCACCCAGATGATCGTAAGAAGAGTGGTGCTGGATACGGCCCTGCACTTCGTGATATCCCTTATCTTTTGGGAACACCTAGGACTAGCTCTGCCAATGGATCTAGCTCTGTACAAGTTGCAAGTGGTGCACCCAAATCTCGTCTAGAAGACCAAGCTGAAGTAATTAACAACCTACCAACTCCAACTACTCGTGATCACAAGGATGGAACTGTTCCACATGAGCGCGACGGTATTGTTCAAGTTGACACTGTTGCCCGTGCTGTAATTAATAGTGGTGAAGTTACCGACATTTCGTGGGGTAAGTTCGAGCCTGCTATTCGCCGTTGGGAGCGAGTTACTGGACGCCCAGCGCCTGCACCCACTGAAGCTAGTGGTAAAAATGGTACACATAGGCTCAGCTCGAAGCTGACGGAATGGATGATGGGGCTCCCAGACGGATTTATTACGGGTCATGGTTTGTCACGCACTGCAGAATTGAAACTCGCTGGAAACGGGGTTTGCCCGCAACAGGCCGTTTTGGCTTTGACCTTGCTTACTCAGGATTTGGAGCTTGACTAATGGGATACAAAGATAAAGACAAACAACGCGCTTCTCAGCTTAAATGGGTTACTGGAATTCGAGACAAATATATTATTCATCTTGGTGGTAAGTGTGTGGTCTGCGAGTCAGTGGACCGATTAGAGTTTGATCACATTGATCCAAGTAAAAAAACAATGAATCCAACTAGGTTATGGTCTAGAAAAGAAGAAATTATTTTGGCTGAAATTGTAAACATGCAGCTCCTCTGTCACGATTGTCATAAAGAAAAAACAATTAGAGAGCGTATGGAAAAACGTAATCTTCAGCATGGTGAGTATGGAATGTATAAAGCTCGTGGTTGTCGTTGCGATTTGTGCCGAGCTGCAAATGCGGAGCGGGTTAGAATGCAACGTGCTGGAATCTCCATGAGGAAATCTAAATAATATATACGAGACTTAGCTCAGCTGGTTAGAGCCCCGAACTCATAATTCGGTCGTCGTGGGTTCAAGTCCCACAGTCTCGACCACTCGGCGTGGCGGAATGGTATACGCAGCTGACTTAAAATCAGCCGTCGCAAGGCTTGCGGGTTCGAGTCCCGCCGCCGAGACAAAGACTTTAGTAATAAATTACTATCTTGGAAATTTTTCAAATCTTGGGATATGTGTAGTCCAATTATTAATTTTCACTAACTCTGAATAATACGTGTTTGTACCGTAATAATTAATCAGATAGTCCATATTAAAAGACTTTTTAAACATTTCGTCATGAATTGCAGCTTTAAAATTGAGGTTTATAGAGTTGGGATATAGATCAAGGGCTTGGGTATATTCAACGGGTGAAATTGCTAGACTGGTTTTTAGTAGATCCCAGAAATGATCCTTTGATGTAGCTTCATTGAAAAGAGGATAGTACTTGGTATTTCTATATTTGTCTTTGATAATCTCTATTAATGAGCTAAGTATTTTGCTGTTTTTTACTACCATAAAGTTTGCATTATTTATATAACCATTAGAATCCCTCTCCGTTGCCATAAACTCTTCTCCTTGATACTCTTTCTCTAGAAGGTATTCGAGTGGCATATTACAAATTGAATCCATATCAGCATAGACGCCCCCGTTTTTATATAGGCATACGTATCTCCAAATATCCGCTTGGGTTATTGGCGAGCAAAAACTGTAGAGTCTATAGAGTTCAGTATCAAAATTTTTAATGTCCAAGGATCTGTTGGCAGCACTTACATAGCGGTATTCCCATTCTTGGTTTATGTTTTTCCAAGTTAGAGAGGTGGCTAAAAAATTTTTAGGCAGGTCAGAATACTCCCATTCGTGAGTTTGCCATATTATTCTTTGCATATTATGAAAGCATATCGTAGAAAAAAATAAGGAGATTTACGCGCGATCCTTTTGTGATTTCATTTACTCCGTGAGAAACGTAGTAACCGGGGAAAAGAACTAAGCTGCCGGGTTTGGGTTTAACTTGAGCTCCTTGGTCGTCAAAAAGCAACTCCCCGCCCTCGTAGTCGTCATTCAAAAGAATGCTACATACGTGAGATCTTTTCTTTCCGTCAAACTCTCCGGTAGGCCCTGGGTCTTCATCCTTGTGTGAATGTAAGATGGCTCCGGTCTCCATGACATTTCCAAAGATGCGACTAAAAACAAACTCTCCATACATTTCGTGAGTTGTTTCGTAGTACTCGCGGACCTTATCTACTAATTTAATTAATCTCTTGTCTGGATCTAAATGGTATGGATAGTGGTCTTTATCTAAGGTTGGCTTATCAAATAGTCCTAATCCCCTAAAGTTGGGTTTTGGGTCATCTCCTGCATTATCTAACGTAATTTTTAAAAAATATTCACACTCTTCGGGAGACATGAAATCTTCAATTATGTGAAATGTTCGCTCTTGAGCCAATTTGATTTTCTTTCTTTTGGGTACTATGATTATAATCTAATCAAAATCAAGTCAATAAGGGAGGCTTAAATGGAGGAAAACAACGAAATGGACGACTTTTTGTATCGACTAAAAAACATTGATAGCAAGTTAATCAGGGGAAAGCAAGAAATTGAAGATCTGACAACAAAGATTGAGTTTACCTTTCTAATGCTGGCTAATGATATGGCTTATTTAGATTCCGAGGATTTGCTATAATTGTAGGTAATGTCAGTACAAGATAATAATGAAAACACCCCTGTAACTACTGCAAGAGAGGTGCTTGATTTCTTGGTAAAAGCTGGGCAAATAAACTATAGCAAGCCAGATAATGTCTATTTTTATTGGAAAGACGGAAATCTGATGGTGTTAAACTTCAAACTTGATTAGTTAAATTCAAGGTTTAAAGACTATACTAATAATAGTTTTTAGGCCTAGAGAAAGAGATAATAATGCGAGAACGACAGCTGAGGAAAATTCAAAAACAGCGCCATATGTCAAACATTATTATCATGATTCTAAACAATCCAATCTTCAAAAACCTAGATGAGTCTGACCAAAAGAAAATGGCTCGCCTTATTTACAAGGCTGAGATGATTGAGATGCATGCTCGAGATAAAGATATTGTTAGGCTCAACACTTCTTTCCAAAACATCGTAGACGCGATCCGTATTAATCTTGAGCAGATGGACGAGCGTGGGTTGTTAGATGATGAAGATGATTTTGGTGATGACGAGGACAATAAGTTCTAAAAGAAAATCCCCCCGGCTACGTAAACCGAGGGGGATTTCTTGTTGGGGGTAGTTAGCCTAGAGCTTTCCAAGTCAGTGGACCAACAATTCCGTCTGACTTGAGTCCGCTCTTCTTCTGGAGTGCCGCTACTGCTTTATGGGTATTTTCACCAAATACGCCTAGCTGATCTCCCTGTACGGCTAACTTCGTTTGTAGGTATTTGACCGCTGCTCCCTTAGAACCCTTCTTGAGTTCTCCGGTTAGTGCTGGCTTTGCTGGAGCTAGCGGTGCTTTCTTTACAACAGGTGTTGCGACTGGGGCAGGAGTTACTGGAGCTGGAGTCTTATTAGCTGCCTTTTCTGCTTCATACTTTTCCTGCACCTTAGCTGCAAACTGTTCAGTATGCTCTGGCGCATCTGCGGTGGGAGCATCTTCTGGGGTAGAAGCTGGTGCTGCAGCAATCTCTGCTTCTTGTGCGATAAGTGCCTTGAAAAACTTAACTGCGTTGACGAAGCCCTTGCCGTCTGCTGACCAACCGTGAGTCTTTCCAGCCCACATCTCCCAGTGGAGGTGGACACCAGTAGACATACCAGTAGTGCCCATAATTCCTAGGACTGTTCCGGCTTCAATCTTCTGACCTGGCTTAACCTTGATCGAGCCATCCTTCATGTGTGCATAAAGAGTTGTGTAGTGCTTACCATTGATCTTGTGGTACACAACTACGTAGTTTCCGAAGCCTCCACCTGGTGCGGTCGACTTAGTAGCCTTGAGAACCTTACCTGCGTAAGGTGCTTCGATGTAAAACGGGCCCTTGCCTAGGCCGATGATGTCTGCACCATTGTGGTGCTTCTTTGTCTTCTGAACTGGGTGAATTCTCCAGCCCATTTCGCTGGTGATCTTCCAGTCTTTTCCAAGCTTCCCGTCTAGTGGGAACTGTGCTTTTGCCATGTCATATCCTTTAGTTTTGCCATAGCGTAGCTGTGGCGGTAGTTGTTTTTGTATCCTCTTTGGAAAGCTACGAAGTCTTCCCGTCTTCGGTTGTACTCTGCAACCCTCGGGAACATATTTGAAGGATTGCGTAGCGGTCTGAGGGCGTAGTAGGTCTTAGCTGCTAGATAGGCCTCCCTACCTAGCTCTTTCTCATTAGGCTCGAAATAGAACCGAATGTACGAGAAAAGCCTCTTCATGGCTTAATTTTATCAGCTTTAGCTATATCCCATTTGTGCATGAAATTGCAAATAAAATCGCGCCGAGAGCGCCAGTCTTTGAGACCTTCGACGCTTTCGACGCGACCTAATTCGTAATGCGCTGCGATCCAAGATTCGTGGCTATGAGGCTCGGAGCATCCGCAGGGGAACACTGTTAACCCTTTTTAGCCTTACGTTCGGCTGCGGTTCCGTCATAAACGTTCCCGTCTTTATCGCCATCGCGTGGTTCCTTTTCTGGCTTTTCGTAGCGGAAGATAGGAAAAGTAATAACCCAGATGCTGAGGGTAATTAGAATCATGTTTCCTACTAGTTCGCGGGCTGAACCCTCGAGAAGAACCCATGCAGTACCAAGACCGAGAAGAGTCCAAGCTTGGTCAACTAGGTCCTGAAAGAGAGCCTTGATAAAGTGCTTCATTTCCATTCCTTACTTGTTTGTTTGAGCTACTGCTCGGCGTTGTTTCAAAAGATCAAAGTCCTTGATCTTGGTTTCTCCCATGTACTCCCACGCGTAGCCTGAGGCAATCATGGTTTCGTTGAAAGACTTCTCTGCACCGTCAATAAACAACCAACCAAGAACTCGTCCGTATTTCTCGGATGAGTCTGGTTTTTCTGTTCTGATCACAACGGTTGTTGCTTCTTTAAGTTTCTTCTTAAGAAGATCCTTAACTTCAAGCCCGAGCGCTTTTTCTGCTTTGTTAGAAGTGCGTGACTCTGGGGTGTCGATGCCCGCAAGGCGGACGCGCTTGGTGATTGAAATGTCAAAGCCTAAGTCAATGTCAACGTCGATAGTATCCCCGTCAACAACGCCGAGGACAGACTTGACTCTGTATTCGTACATTATTTGATCCTTCGTGAAGCTCCGGCAGGAGCGGCTGATGCGGTTGCAGCGATTGCTGCTCCAGCGATTTGACCAACGATAACCGCGGCTACGGTTGCCTTCTGTGCATCTTCACGAACCTGAGGGCTCATGTCAGCACCGACGTTAGACAAAAGGTTTAGAATTTCGGCAACTGCAACCGCGGCAGCACCAATACCTGGGATACTTGCAAGATCTTCTGGCACAACAATGTCGTCAGCTTGAGCGGCAACCATAAGAGCATCAAGTGCTTGCTCGTACTCTGGTGAGCCAGCTTTAGCAGTCTTGAAGATTTCTAAAGCTGCTTCCTTAATCTCTTCTGCCTGAGCTGCTGTTAGATCAGTTGGGACAATTTTGTCTAGTGCAATAGACAAAATAACTTCAGCTGTAATCTTTTCTGGCAAGTCTCCAACAGAAGTGATAGGATCTTCTTCTGTAGGCGCTTCAGGCTCCTCGGAAGGAGTTGGTTCAGGTGAAGGTTCTTCTTCAGGCTCTACTACAGGTTCTTCTGGCTTTGCTGTTTCTTCCGGTTCTGGTGACGGCTCTGGTTCTGGGGTTGGTTCCGGCTCTGGTGTTGGTTCTGGGTCTACTGGTGTGGGCTCTGGCTCAGGTACGGGAGTAGGTTCAGGTGTTGGTTCTGGGGTTGGTGTTGGTGTCGGGGTTGGTGTTGGTGTCGGGGTTGGTTCAGGTTCGGGAGTTGGCGTTGGGCTTGGGGTTGGTGTCGGTTCCGGTGATGGGGTTGGCTCCGGTGATGGGGCTGGACTTGGTTCAGGCGTTGGCTGTGGCGTTGGGGTTGGGGTTGGTTCAGGCGTTGGTTCTGGGGTTGGTGGAACTACTACTGGAATCGGGGCATAAGTAAAATTCTGAATAACTAAAACCTTGACTACGCCAGGGCAGGTATCCCCAGCAATGCTGTTATCAGATAGGGCAATTACTGATGTAGTTCCTGCGAAGATCTGAGTTATCTGCTGAGAAACATCTAGACCGCAGGAAGCATCTTCTGGGTTTCCATACCAAGCGGTTACCGATTGAAATGTGTGGCCTTGAATTGCATTAATTAGGAGAGACTGGCCCTCAGTGATTGAATACAACCCTGTTGGAGCAGGGGATGAGATGTTTGCAGTAACTGTAGTAGAGAACTCTGAATAGAGCGCGATGCTGTCAATGTCACCGCGGATCTTGAAGGTATAGGTTAAACCTCTTCCTCCGGTTGATGCAAAAATCTGAGCCGGAAGATTAATTGAAGTAGAAGTGGCAGCTACTGCCCATCCCGTGTGATCACCAGTGGTGAAGAATACTGCGTATCGCTCTACTTGAGTGTTCTGAGTTACTGATGCGTTCCAAGTTAGGGTTACGGAACCATCTTGGTGGGTGGTTGCTTGTACATTAGTTGGGGCTGCAATCTTTGGCGAAACTTCTAAATTATTAGCATACGCAAATGGATGGGTAATCTGTTCGTTAAAGTTTGTAAGGTTAATTGCATAGTAGTTATTTACATTGTTTGTGGTGTCAAAGTGGTTGTACTCAACAAACGTGCCACCCTTGCCGTCCCAAGTGTTGCCTTGAATAGACGCACCTCTTTGGTTGGACTTACCATCGTTATTGCGGTCATCTAGGGTGATTACCTTGTTTACGTTGTTGGTGAAAGTGTTGTTGTGGATTACACGACCCTGTGGTGGATCTGCAAAGAAGGAGGTCCAGCTAGTTGGGATCCATGAGTTGGTATAAATAGCGTATTGGTTAGCGTTGAAGATTGAGTTAGTTACTCGATGTTTGTTAATGCCCTGCATGCGGAATGCATAACCGTTTGAGTTGAAGGTTGAGTTATCAACTAGAACCGTACGCTCGCCGTAGATGGCGGTTGAGTTGTTGCTGAAGGTTGTGCCTGTAATAGTGATGCGGTTGTCGTAAGCGGTGTCTAAGGCAGAGGTTACGCTTGGTGTTCCACCATAGTTAGAAAAAACACCTTGATTGTTGTTCGTGAAAAGTGAGTTCGAAATATTAATATACGAACCACCTTCCTTAGTTGTTACGGCAGTTCCTTGTGCAATGTTGCGGAAGTGAACGTTATTAACATTGGCAGTTCCACGAACAATCCACAAAGCTGATCCGCGTTGCCAGTCGGATGCAAAGGTGTTCTGAATGGTGACATTAGATAGGTTCAGTGTGAGGGAGCTGCCTCTCATATCAAATGCGGTATAAAGAGCATTACCATCAATAATCGAGGTTGCTCGGTTGGCAGAAGTGATTGTGACGTTCTGGGTAATTAACGGGAGGTTTGCGGTCAGAACGATTGGCTCTGTTGTCTTAATAGTGATGAGATCGTAGATGCCACCAGCCTGTGCGTTAGCCTGTGTAATTGCCCAGCGGAGGGTACCTGTGTCGGTGGTATCGGCTGTAGAGGTAACTTCTAGGCTGGTAGGCGGTAAAGTAATGGCGGAAATAGCAGCTACTACTGCTTGTTTTACAACTGTAGCAGTGTTTATTGCTTCTATGAGGGTTGTTGAAGCATCGGATGAAGCTTGCTGTGCGTTGTCACGGATCGTTTCTAGATTCTGGAGGTAGCTTGGAGCAGATAAATTGTCATAATTTTGCTGAGAACTCGCGAGTGTAGCACTTGTTGAACTTACTGCATTGGTTGCTGCAGTGTAGTTTGGGGTCAAAGCATCTAAAGCTGCTTGCGCATCTAGATAAGTTTGCTGTGCGGTTACATCGTAAGAGTTACTAGTGAATGTAAACTTGTCTAGGTAGAGAATGTCAAAGTCGCCTGGAATGATATAGGACTTAATTATTTTGCCTGTTGGTGCAGTATAGGAAACATTGCAGTAGTAATTTGGGCAGTTGGAGTTACCAACACCATTAGGGTTGATAAAAGTAGCAGTGGTGTTGTCGGTGAAAGTAACAGTGATGGTTTGATCGCCATTGCGTGCATATGTCTCGAAGCCGAGAGCTGTTGGAGAAGAATTGACTGGCGGAATAATGTGTAGATTTGCACCATTCCCATTTACATAAATTCGCTGACTGGTGATCATCGGGTTGCCAGTATTTGAAACTAATCCGGTAGTTCCGTTTAGTAGAAACTGAATTCCTGAGGTAATTTGGTTTCCGTCAAAGTTTTCAATAATGCTTGAGTTGACAACGGTTGATAGGTAGTTAGTGTAGGCAGTGTCTCTAGCTGACAAAGCTTCTGAGTAACTCGGTTGTAAAGCAGCTAAAGAGGCAGACGCTGTGTCATAGTTTGTTTGTGCAACTTCTAACGAAGCCTGAGCTGTAGCGATCTGCCCTGGTACTGCATCTACATTTGCCTGTGCAACCTGAAGGGCTGATAAAGCAGTGTAGTGGTTCTGTAGTGCTGAACTTGCGCTGGATACGGCCGAAGAGAATGGGGTTAATGCTGATGCAAAGTCATTTAGTTCGTTTATTCTTTCGGGGGCATAGGTCTGGTAGTGCCCTGTATAGGTTGAGTATTGCTGAGTGTATGTCTGTAGATCCTGCTGGAGATCGGCAACCTGCTGGGCAGGGTCAACCGAGGCATATGAAATAGTAGAGCCTGCTGCTAGGGGGAAAAGAAAAGCTAGGCTTACGGCTAAATATGCGTTTAGTAGGGGTCTATTTCTTAGGTTTAGACGCATTTGAGGAGTCTTCTCCAGCTTCTTTGAGGCGGACAACTTGAGAGAAAATCATGTTGACTTCACTTCGGCTGATCTTTCCGTCCTCTAAGAAAGCGAGAGCTAGCTTCTCGACAACCTTTGCAACTGCTAGCAGACCACCAAGCGCGGCGGACATCCACACATCTAAACCAATAATTGAGCCAGCTCCGATTACGCCGAGCGCGCTGGCAATGAATGTGGCTATAACCCTGTACGTGATGTCGAGGGTTAGACCAGCTTTGCTGTTCTTATTTTTCGTAGACAAAATGGAGGCTCCCGTTAGGTGGCCTCTCCCCGATACCTATTTTATCATGTCTAGCTTGCGCTGAATCGGTCTAAGTGTTAGTATTTAGGGGACCTTAAGGAGGTTACTGTGGTAATTTCATTTGTTTTAGATTGGGCTTCGTTTGCTGCTGGTGTAGTTACAACCTTGTTGGTTGGCTTCATTAGTTTGTTCATTATTGCTGCTGTTCAATATCGCAAGCAGTCTCGTGGAACCGGACGTCGAGGCCGTATCTAAGTTATACTTAGATCATGAATAATAGCTGGAACTTAGTATTGTTGGTAATCGTTGCTGTATGGTTGCTATCAATACTAAGTTTTAGCATCTATTTTTGGGTGAAGGTCATGCCTATTATTAGGCAAATACAAAAGCAACCTGACGGTCATGCCCAGCTAGCAAAGGTGTTGTTTCCACCTAGGTTCCATAAATGACAAGTTCTACCCTTCCTGGCGAATTAGATATATCTAAAACAACGCAGGAAGATGCTTATGTAGCGTTTTCTTTAATGAACCGCAGGTTTGTCGTTGGTTCAATGGATGAAGTTGTTTCTAGCCTTCATAACAACTATCAGCTCGTAGAAGATGAAAGATTTACATCTGATCGGTTTAAGTTCTTAATCTCCTTCAGATATGAGTTCTATCACACAATAATGGACACCCTGTCTACAATACTTAGGGTCCAAAGGGTCAGGCCAGAAACCCTATTCATCATCTATGCGGATACTCGCTACACTAACTCGTACTCTTTGTATGAGCCTATTCTCCGAGCTTTAGATAAAGCTGGGATTGATTACTTGGTCATTGATGACCCTAAGGGCTCTATTAATGGGCTAGATCCGTTGCTGTCGGTATCTAGGATGACAAACTTTAGTTACTTGGTTGAGTATGACCTAGGTATGAACGGGTCGCTAATTGACATAAAAGCTGCGTTTGACCTAATTAAGAGTATGTCTTTGGTTGATCCTTCTTATGTGCCAGATAAATGGGTATATATAAGCAGGGGCGGTGCTGGCTTTACTTTGTGGGAAGATGATAATCATCCTGGCTATCGTGACGATATCCGAGTACATAATGAGGAACGTTTAGAAGAGTTTCTGAAGTCTGTGGGGTTTAGTATTATCAAGCCTGAGGATATGAACTCGTTTCAGGATCAAGTTGACTTAATGGCGCAGACGTCAGTATTGGTTGCCCCTACTGGATCTGGATTAGTAAATGCAGGTCTATTAAAAGACAATCAGATTGTTGTTGAGCTAAGGTGCGAGCTTCTATCAAAAGATCCTACGGACCAGCGTCTAATTGGAACTTATCAAGATCTATCGTATATTTGCGGTCACTCGCATATTTCTGTATCTAATAAAGAAAAAGAAGCAGAAGTAGCTATTGCTCGCCTTCGAACTCTTCTTGGTCCGGCCCCCACGCATACAACTTCGCAGTACTAAGAAGGTCTATAGCTTCATAAGCTAGGGCTTCTACCGCAAGTAGTAGGTCTGCCTTTTTCTCTGGATCCGTAGGTTCTTCTACCTCGTAATGCGCCTCTTGTATGGCATAAGTACATAACTCTATACGTTCTAGAGCTCGGCGCAGTGGATCCCTGGTTTCCATGAAACTATTTTAGCTTGGGATGTTTTGTCCTATTTAAGAAGTGCGTAAACCTTTTCAGTGATATGCAGTGGCTTATCCGCTGGACCTTTTACATATGAATCAATCCAGATGCGCTTGCGCTTCCATTCTTTGTTGGCATCTTTATATGGTTGCCACCGCCAGAATCCGTTTACAACCCAGCGGTGTGAGTACTCACGGTCGCTAGACCCTCCAGAACTCGCAACTGTTGCATATTTACGGCGAATGTCAATGACCGTAACTTCGGTTGGCATCTTCTTTTTTGTAAGTCGAGCTGCTTTTTTCTTGGTTGCTTCCGCTTTTGAGATGTGAATAACATCTGGTTCTTGATTAAGCATGAGCATTAGAGCGTGAAATACCTGCCTAGGGTCAAGATCAATTGCGTGCATCCTATACATCTCACGGCTCTTAGCAGTAAAATCTTCGCGCTCTTCGGGGGTAACAGGAGATAGTTGGGTGCCTTCGCGATATGAAAGGTTGAACCTAAATACCCAGCGTTCGTATTTAATCTGGTCAAAGCCGTGGTGCTCCAGATACTCTGCCCACGATTCTTTCGAGCCGTCTTCCTCGTTGAACTTATCGTTCAACCCGTAAACAAGGATATTGCCTGGATCCTTTGGCTGTACGCACCACAAAAGCGCGTGAATAATCATGCCCTTAGATAGCTTGATTCCCTGTGCAAAGTAACAGAAGCCGTACTTGCTAGGCAGTAGGCTTAGGTCAGTTAGGTCGGTATTGTCCATTGCTCCGGCAGAAGCCTGAATAACCGCAGACATCTCTGGGTCGCAGTAGAAGACCTTTGGATTACTATTAGTAATAGCAGCTACGCCAAATGCCAGGTAGTCAGCCCCTTCCTTCAGTTCCCTAAGGTCAGTTCGAGATTGTGGGTCAATCCCTTCAACAACCGAGTTGTTCACAACAGTAGTTGCGTAGATCCTAAAAGAACCCGCTTCGATGAACTGGTCATTCTTACTTACCCTAGCCAGGTCCGCAAGTAGCTCTAATGTGTCTCGTGCATTAATCATGCTCTGACCTTACACCCTACATATAGATATGTCAACTAGCTGTGTGAGCCCTCGCCGACGACGGTCTTAAAACTGAGGGGGTGGCGGGGGCGGGAAGTCGTGGTAGGTATATGGGCAAAATAACTTCGAATGAAGGTAAGGGTGGGCTAAAAATAATAGACGCCGGTATTACTTAAGTTGCTGCAACTTCGAATGAAGGTTCGTTGGAAGTGTTGTTAAGTTTGGTTAATTCGTGCTTTCGCGCGAAATCTTTAAACGAAGCTTCGTTGGAAGTTGGCGTTATATATTTGTTATCTTATTTTGTTTTGAGTTGAAATGAGTTGAAAGGGGCAAAAATGATAGACGCCGATATACGGATAGAGGCAGAAGAAGGGCCGTGAAGTATAGCAGGGTAGGTTGGAGTGTATTAGGGTGTGGGATTTAAGGCAAATGGTAGACGCCGTTATTTATTTTGCTAATATCCGAAGGATCGGAGCTAAGGTAGGGTAGGTTATTAGCAAGAAGAAAGAAAAAAGAAGTGGAAAATTTTGCTAATGAAACTATGATATCTATATACTATAAATTTATTAGTGATTATATTTCCTATTCACGCGCGAGGAATTTTTTCTAGCGCTGAATGTAAACCATAGTCGTTAATAGATTTATAAAAGAGTGATAGTATAAGAGTACTTGTAATTTGACATTTGACTTTTGAGATTGGAGAAATGTTATGGGTGATGTTTTCGACTTCCTAGGTGTAGACGAGAACGAAGTTCAGGAAGTTCTGGACGAGATTGAGAATGGTAAACACATTCAGGATCGACGAGTTTGTATTTGTGGACATCCGATAGTTCGTCACAAGTTTAAGGCGGATCTTGGATGGTTCGTCTGTGAACCAAACGCTGCTGGATGTAAGTGCAACACTCCTAGGGCTGTACTGGAAACTGGAGATCTGCGTAAGTTCCTGCGTAGTACCAAGGGAATGGGTTCATCGCATGCTTTGACCCAGGGGATGATTGCAGCTAAGAAGGCTGGAGTCGAGCTGAATTGGATTGGCGATGTACCACCCAACTGCGACAAGTGTGGCGCAAGTGGCGTTAAAGTTATTCCAGCACCAGTAAGTCCAAACGGTGAGATCTTGGATAAAGCAAGTCGTTTGAATGTCTTCTTGTGCCAAGACTGTCTTTTGTTGTAGGATGTGATTTGAAATGATGAAAGAACAAGCTGCCCGATATCTGGAAGAACACATCCAGGTATTGGTAGACTATGACCTGATTGATTCAGGAGTAGCAGAGACGCTAACCGAGTACATCTGGAAAGCTATCGGCGATATTGATCCGGTGGTTGATGTTGACTCACTAAACCAAATTTGGAAAAAGTTTGGAGAAGAGGAAGAAGGACGAGACCATGGGTCTGTTTAATTGGTTCCGCAAGGACAAGAAGAAAGCTATCAATCCTGAGATTGTGGCCGTAGAGCGTGATGACAAAGGCCGTTGGGTTGAGATCAAGGTAGTACCAGCGACTGTCTCAGGTAAGGCAGATTCAATTCCAAAGATTGAGGTTGTACCTACACCTGCTAAGAAAGCTCCCGCGAAAGCTCCCGCAAAGAAGCCAGCTGCGAAATCTTCTGAGAAGAAGGAAGCGATCAAGAAAGATATCGCCGACACTCCAGTTGCTAAGGCTAAGCCAAAGCCAAAGGCTAAACCAAAGACCACTCCGAAAAAGAAGTAGGATGGAGATATAAGAACTAAGCGGGAGAGCTTAGGTCTTTACGGGTCACCTTCGGGTGGCCCGTTTTCTTTTTTGGGGAAGAGTGATAGGATGTCGGTATGCTACCTTCTTGGGAAAAAATCAATTACAACTTCAATCACTACTTGGAGCCGAAGTATGTATTCCGCAATGAATATGGCAATTACTCGGTGGAAGATAGCCATATTGATTTTGACCAAGGGACTTCAAAGGATTTGGTGTCAGAGGATAGAAAAATTATTCTGCCAATCCAAACAGCATACTTTCACGTAATCACCGAGATTATTCCAATAATTATCCAAGAGCTAAAACAAGCCGAACAAGGCGGATATAAGATTCACATTGTTCTGACCATGACTGGTGCAGAGCAAGAGTTTAGTAGTTCACACATCAACTCGATATACGAGCACATTGTGAAACTACTTGAGAGCGGGGGTCACAAAACCTCTCGGCTTCCCTTCGATAGACGTAACCCATGCCGAATAAATAACTTCGTAATTTATGAGAATTACACAACCAATTTATCAGTAGCTAAAGACATTTCTAAATTTTTACTAAATGGTCTTGTTGATTTGGATTCTATTACCCCATTCCGTAAAGTCTACCTCAGTCGAAGCAAGACTCTATCCAACAGTGTTTTCAGGGCAACGGATGAAGAATACGCAAACCTAACACTCGCCGAGATCCGCGAGAAATACAAATACAAAACCAATGATCGACTTGATGACGAAGCCTTAGTCGAGGAGTATTTCAGGGAACTAGGGTTCGAGATTTTCTCGCCAGAAGATATTGATTCGTTTGAACATCAGCTTAGGTTTGTAGCTGAAACCAGAACACTAGCTTCAATCACCAGTGCAGGGTTAACAACAATGCTTGCCATGAAACCTGGCGGAGTCGTGGTAGAGCTTTCGACACCACTAACAACCCCTGCTCCAGACCAACAAACCATGACCCGTATTCACCCGCACTACTATCATCTGGCGCATGAACTTAGACACACCTACATCTCGATCTCACATGACAAAAAAGCATCAGAAATAATCGGGCAAATTGAAAATAATACAGAGCTTAAAAAGTTTCTGATGAGCTAAGGTTTAAACATGACATACGCACTCTTATTTGATCTTGACGGGGTCTTGGTTGATAGCCGAGAACTTCACTTCAAAGCACTTAACTCGGCATTGGCCGAGGTCGATGAGAAGTTCGTCATAACCGAAGCTGAACAAGAAACAATTTACGAAGGTCTAACAACCAGAACAAAGCTCGAGATCCTGAGCAAGGACAAAGGTCTTCCAAAGGAAAAACTTGAAGAGGTCTGGCAATCCAAGCAGAAGCACACGGCTAGGTTATTTGATTGGATTCCCAAAGATCTAGAGATCGTGAACACCCTAAACATGGTGAGGCAAAACGGATTCAAGATTGGCGTTGTAAGCAATAGCGTTCGAGAAACTCTAGACACTTGTCTCCGACGACTAGGCATCGAGGGCTTGGTAGATATCTCAATCAGTAACGAGGAGACCCCAGCCCCAAAGCCATCCCCTGAAGGATATCTTCTAGCTATGAAAACTCTGGGAGCGGATGCGTCTACAACGGCTATCTTTGAAGACAGTGTTGTAGGTAGACTTGCAGCTGAACAATCTGGTGCGAAGTTAGTCCCAGTAAATAACAGAATTGACTTGACTCATAGATTGGTATTGAAAACTATGGAAGAACTTAAAGAACCAGAAGCCCCAACTTTTAACATCCTAATTCCGATGGCGGGGGCTGGAAGTAGATTTGTAGAGAAGGGCTACGAAAACCCTAAGCCTATGATTGAAGTCAAAGGTATGCCCATGATTCAAAAGGTCATCTATAGCCTTGACATGAACGGGCACTTCATCTACCTAGCCCAAGAGCCGATTGTCGAGAAGTATGATCTCAAAAACTTCTTACGAAGCATCTGTCCATTTGCCCCCGAGGTCACGGTCATCGGCGTTGATGCCTTGACCGAAGGAGCAGCTTCAACTTCCTTGCTGGCCAAAGAACTTATCAATAACGAGAACCCACTAATCATCTGTAACTCCGATCAACTAGTTGAATGGGATGCAAGGGCATTTCTTCAAGATGCCGGAGATAGAAATCTTGACGGATCTATTGCAATCTTCGAGAGCCAAGACCCTAAATGGTCATATGCCAAAGTCGAAGACGGCGGATTTGTAACAGAGGTTGCCGAGAAGCAGGTCATCAGCGACACCGCCACGGTAGGAATCTACTACTGGAAGCATGGCTCAGACTATGTAAAGTTTGCCGAGCAGATGATCGAGAAGGATATCCGAACCAACGGAGAGTTCTATATTTGCCCAGCTTACAATGAAGCAATCGCCAGCGGGTTGAAGATCGGAACTTACGAAGTACATCGTATGATTAGCCTAGGAACACCAGAAGATTTGGAGGCATATGTCAACGGCTAAGTTAATCTCACATCGTGGTAATATTGACGGCCCCAACCCCGAACGGGAGAACACCCCTTCTTATCTAGTAGAAGCTTTGAATGTGGGTGTCGATGTTGAAGTCGATGTCTGGGTGGTTGACGGAAAGATTTTCTTCGGACACGATAAACCCCAACACGAAGTTGGTTCGACATTTGTTGAGCTCATCCATCGTGATGCTTGGTTCCACTGCAAGAATTTGGAAGCCCTAGATTATTTCTCAAAGAAAGACCAAGGATACAAGTTCTTCTGGCACCAGTCTGATGACTATGCCCTCACCAGCCACGGCCACATCTGGGTCTATCCAGGTAAACCTTTTACAAAGGATTCAATTGTTGTTGACCTAACCCCCGACCACAACTACGGCGAGGATGAAGTCTATGCCGTCTGCGCCGACTATGTATAGGATTATCCGATGGACGACAAAATGATAAAGATTAAGTTAGCTGCAGAGATGGCTCAGGTTACCGAGAAGACAATCTACAGTTGGATCGAGCACGGCCATCTAAAGTTAGCCCACCCAGGATTTGTCTTCGAAGCCGATCTTCGGCGAGCAATCATCTCAGTCCGTAATCGCAAAACAGAACAAGCCCAGCTCCGAAGCCAGAAGTTTGAACGGGACAAAAGCGGTAAATTCCGACTACTATCTGGTGACCTGAACGGCAAGAACGTAAGCGGATTACTATAGCAGGGTGGCTAGATACCCCCAAAGATTTGTTAATAAAAGAGGGAAAAGGCAGCCGTCTCCCTCTCCACGCGCAATTTTTTCGTCCGACTTCGTCCGAAGATAAATCAACATTAACGGCGTCCCGTAAAATTAATACAGCGGCGGCTAGTTTACAAGTCCTCTCCCCAGTTAAGCTAGCCGTCGCCCTAACTTCGAACGAAAGTTCATGAGATGTTTGATGACGAGATAGACAGCAAAAACTTAGCACCTGAATACATGATTGATGACCCCATCGACATGCGCGTTGACCTCAGCCAATACGGCATCGAGGAAGTGGACAAGGGCGTCTGCCAAGATACATTTGAAAACCGTGCTATTATTCGGCGAGCGCGTCTCATCTGGGACAGCGTCTACTCCCTCAACGGAGTTCCAACGGGACTAATCCGCGTTCGTTCGAAGGAATCAATCGCCGAGAAGCGTCTACTATCTTTAGCCGAAAAGAAACCGATCCTTGCTGAACCGGACAACAAGAACTCCGACTTCATCACAGGCCTGGACCTCTTAGCGGAAACGGCGAGCGACTACTTGGTTCCTCCGTGGGTAGTTAATGCCACCCGTATGTACCTCAAGGAGCAAGAAGCCGGGGGACCTATGTCTCCGAAACGGAAACCGCTTGCCATGCCAGCTCGTTGTCGTCACATAAAGGATGACGGAATCAGATGTATGCTATGGTCCAGCGGGCGTCCAAACGATGACGGCCTGTGCAGAGTACACCTGAGATCCATCCAACATAAAACGACGGATGACATCGAACGAGCTCGTGCGAAGTTGATGCAGGCTGCACCGTACGCAGTTGATAAGCTGGAAGAACTCATGGAGTATGCTGAGAGCGAGCCGGTAAGACTCAAAGCTGCAACGGAGATCCTAGATCGCGCTGGTGTAAGAGGCGGCGTGGAGATAGACACGAACGTCAACATTGATGTACGGCCAGCAGCTAGTGTCATTGCGGAGAGGTTGGACCGCCTAGCTCAAGGTGCGATCGCGACTGCTGCGAAGTTAGCGGATGCAGGAATTCACGTGTCTCCGGATAAAGAGATCATTGATGCTGATATAGTCACGGATGAGAAAACGGAAGAGCGGCCTGCGCTTACTTCGGAGGAAGAAAAGAAATAATGAAGACTCAGGGAGAGATCCTCGAAGCGGCACGCGCTCTGTACGGGAACCTTAAAGCGGACATTGCAAACGCACATACACGGATCGAGCACATACGGATCACAACGTTGACTCAAGAAGCTGCGAACCTTCTAACGGATCTTGAATCTTTCTTCGACGCGTCTACTGTGTTAGACTCAACGGGTGACCAGATCTAATAAAGCTTTAATAAGCGCGTTCATTGCGACGGCGAGGAAGTACAACGGGTACACCTCCGAGCTCCTCGGACGTAACGTCTTTGGCCAGCGGGTTGGCTACGACGCTCAGCCTTGGGCGGGTGCCTTCATTGATGTTGTTGCCCGCGAGTCCGGCCTGCATCTACCATCTTTCACTTATGTGCCCGCGGGACTAGCGGCCTGCGTACGTACGGGGAACATCTCACGAACACCTCGAGCCGGTGACATCGCGGTATATGCATTCTCCAGTAACACGGCGAGCGCGTTCTCTTCCCCACACTGCGGGATCGTAGCTGACACGCGTAACTTCAAACGAACTGGTGAGTTCCTCGCGATCGAGGGGGACACCACCGGGACGGGCGTCTACCAAAACAAGAACGGCGTGCATCAACGGATCCGATCTTTAAACGAAGTTGTTTTGTTTTGCCGGCCGGTTACACCAGGGATGAGCGGCCTGCATCTTCTCACGAAGCTTGTTCAGAAGTTAACTGGGGGAGCTCCGGATCGAGTCGAGCTTCAAACAATTAACGAAGCGGCGAGCTCACCTAAGGAGATCCGTCTTCCTAAGTTATTAGCTGCCCGTACCAAGAACACGGATATCGAACGGGTTCAGCTAGCGCTCTCACTTGTAACGGACCTCAAAGGAGCTGACCGCGGGAAGTGGGATGCAGCTACAGCTTCCGCCTTCGCTAACTTCCAACGGACGATCGGCCGAGTTGGATCAGATGCATCCGGAATGCCAGATCTTCCAACGTTGCAACGTCTATCAAAAGAAACCGGATTGTTCACGGTCTCCGAGTAAATGAGATATAATTCACTCATGACCGATCTAGCGCTTAATCATTTTGAAACTGCAGGCCTGCATGCAGAAGAGATTTACCCAGGGATCTTTGTTGTACGTAACTTCCTCACAGAGGATGAAGTCAGCAAGCTGAAGCTACAGTTCTCAACAATGAACGAAGAAGACTGGCGAGTCTCTTACACTGAAAGCTTGTACCGATTCATCGAGGATCAGTACGGGGTTAAAACTTTTGAAGAGGCTCAGGCCCTAGGTCACCGGATTAACATCGACGGCGAGTGGGTTGACAAGAATGCGATTATCCAGGATCCGGATCTGATGGGAACAATCAACGAACGGCTTGCTTCGATCTTTGTTCAGTTCCCGGAGCTCGAGCTTTGCGGCGCGGGTTCCATCCAAAGACAGTACGAAGGCGTGCAACTGAACTATCACATCGACAGTGAGTCAAATCCGTTAGTTGTTTATGCAGCTGTCATGTACGTGAACGGGGACTTCGAAGGCGGCGAGCTACACTTCCCACGAATTGATGTGAAGATAAAGCCGGCTGCGAAGGATCTTATAATCTTTCCATCAGCGGATGACTATTTGCACGGCGTGCTTCCAGTAGAAGCTGGACCCACCCGATATGCACTTCCCGCATTCATCAACAAACGAACAACCGAGGAGAACACGGATGCCAATTAACGTCGAAGCTTTTAAACAAGCCGGGTACGAAGTTGAGGAGCTAGCCTCTGAAGTGTGGGAGGTTAAGAACTTCCTCAGCTCAGCGGACATCGAATTAATCTTTGCGTTCGTTGAAACTTTGACGGAGGAAGACTGGCTCGGCCACTACATGGACCACCTCCGCGATAAGGCAGAGGCGGAATTCGGAACTCGCGACATCGAAACTCTTCAGAAGGAGGGCAAGATGGAGATCACTTTCGACTGGGCTGATAAGAACATCATGTTTCCTAATTCGGAAGTTATTGGTCGCGTCAACCAGGGAATCAACAACATCATCGCGTATGACCCAAATTTGTACTTCACAGGAGCTGGCACCATCCAGCGCCAATACGAGGGCTCTGACCTCAAGGTCCACGTTGATAACCACGTAGACCCACATGTGGCATATGCAGCTGTTGTTTACTTGAACGACGACTACACGTATGGCGAGGTCATCTTCCCTGAGCAAGGCCTCGAGCTAAAACCAAAGCCTGGTTCGATGTTGATGTTCTCATCTGGAGAGACTCACCCCCATGGCGTCAACCCTCCAGGGCCCGGTCCTTTGCGCTATGTTCTTCCTTGTTTCATCAAGCAGCACGAGCTGCCCGAGGGCTTTGTCCACCAACCAAGCCCAATGCATCTGAAGTACCAAACGACGAAGAAGTACTAATGGCCAGCTTGACATGTGGCCAGTGCAATGGAACTGGTTGGAACAAGGAAGACGCAGAGATCTGCAGGCATTGCTGGGGCTGTGGAGAAAACCCTGAGTAGTTAACTTGACATTCGGCGAGCGCCGTGTTACAGTTACTGCATGGGAAAATTAAAAGTTACTTCTTCGGAAGCTATGCGCTGGGTTAACCAGGCGGTTGTCACTTTGAATGATGGGCGTACGGTACCTGTTGGGTACCTGTCCGATGACGAAGGTCCAGAGCTGGACTCCTTGGTTGTCTACGGAGCGGGCGTGCCCGAATCGGTCGAGAACGAAATCAAGGACATCCTCGCTGAACTCGGCGCGGACGCCAATAATGATTGGTAGTTGCGGCGAGCCTTTCTGTGAGGTAGACTGTGAGCCGTTTGTCTGCAGGGACTGCGGTGAGAATACACTTCACATCGATGAGTACTACATGCTCACGGACACGGTCTGGGACTCGATCTACAAGAAACGGCGTGGAATGCTCTGCATCGGATGTGTCGAGGAACGGCTTGGTAGGAAGTTGGTGCCCGCGGACTTCGCGGATGTCCCTCTGAACTACTTCCCAACTTTTTCAACGCGGCTTGCCTCAAGACGGATGAGCTAAACTATTAACGAAAGAAAGAATCATGTACGGATTTGAATACCAGGTAAAACCTTCAGCGGCGAGCTCTAACTTCGAACGAGTTATTGTCTTCGCGGAGGATCTCACGGATGCCGAGAAGCAGCTTGCAGCAGTAACTTTAAACGGAGAGCGTTTAGCGGCTTGGACCTTCAAAGAGAAGAGCTCTCTACTTGCGACAAAGAATTAAAGACGGCCTGCGTCAGTACGTCGCGCAGTTCAAACGGACACCTTGGTGGGTTAAAGTCATTGCGACTTTATGTATTGCATATCTTGTGATGCCGGTGGATCCTTTTGATCTCATCTTCCCATGGATGGCATTCAGTGATGACTTGTTTGTTGCGGGCCTGCTTCTAAAGCTGCTTCACAAATACGGGTCAATCCCTGGAGATGAGAAGCTCACGCCGGTCCAACTTCTAACGAAGATCTTGCCTCCTCGTAAGAAGCTTAATGATAACGGGTCATCTCGGTAGTTGACAAAACGGCAAGCGCATGCTACGTTATAGATATGACTACTAAACAACCATTCACTGTGTTATCAGGCGAGTCCTTTACGGTCTACGCCACTAGCGCCGATGAAGCGCTAGCCAAATACTTCGTGTCCCAAGGGCATGTAGACGAGAGTGATTATGACGGCGAGCCGTTTGACTTCACGGACCTTGACAATGACGTCGAAGAATCAGAAACCATGACGGAAGTGATTAGCTAATGGAAACTAAATTTGATGCAAAGAAGTACATCGCGACGGAATACGGTTCCATCGTTGGTGCCAAGATTGTCGGCGTGCGTCCGTTGACGGCAAGCGAACTCGCGGACATGGGATGGGAAGACTCGTACGATGTCGGATTCGTCATTCTTCTTGATAACGGGCAAGCACTCATCCCGTCGATGGACCCAGAAGGTAACGGTGCTGGTCACGTGTTTGTGGAGCGTTGGAAGTAACTAGCTAACGGATCCACTGAAACTTTCTACGAATTCGTTCGTGGGAAGTTTTCTTTTAAGCGGATCGATCGCCGGCTTGGCATCAACGAACTTCTCACGAATCACTATTTATTAACTGCAGTACGATTAGATTTCATGAGAGCAATTGAACTCCACTTAATAGAAGACGAAGTCGATGCTGGTATGGCCATAGTGGCTGGACTAGTTACCCCCGAGGATTTAGCTGACATTGCATGCATCAGCTGCACTGAAGACGTGGGCCAATCTAATGGCACCTTCTATGCATATCTAATAGGACTCGATGAAAGTACTCAGTGGATAGTTTGCTTGGACTGTGCCCAAGATGCGATTAGCTCGACCCCTGCTAACCCCTTCTTAGACGAAGATCTTGATCCCCTAACTTTCGACGATCTCGACGACGACTAGCTGCTGATCGATCGCCCGGGAAAAATAAATAAAAAATCTTTGTTGGAAGAGTTGCGCTTTTGTCGCGACTTCGTGTAAAGTTGCTCTTGTCGGGAAAACGACACTCAACTAATTGGAAAGGCACGAAAGTGAACCCAACAACATTCGGGGAAGTATCTTCCGAAATTGCTGACGCACTTGCCACTTCGCACGAAGAGGTAAGCAACAAGCCTCGCCTAATGGGAATGGGCATTTATTTAGAGGCGCACGCAACTAACTCATACGCACGAACCACCCAAGTTCTGATTACCCCAAGTGGTAAAAACGAAAAGGGCGAAGTCGTAAGTATGGCTGTTATCTATCGCACCATTAGTAGTTTCACACCTCGCGCTCAATGGCGCACTAACTTTGTTCGCACTCCGAAAGAGTTTGACGCTATGTCGCCTATTGACAAGGCTGTCGAACTTGGTTCGCGTGCGAGCGAAATCACTGCGCGTATGTTCCCAGAGGGATTTACACCACGACCACGACCAATCGTGTTCGAACTAACTGATGTTGATTTCACTGACATTAGTGCTTGGAAAGCACCTGCGTCTGCGTTGCGCCGAATTACCAAAGCGCGCGCCGAAGTTGGCTACCCAGAAAACCTTTACTAGGGAAATCGAAAAGGACGGAAAACTAAAATGACTATCGAAACCAAAACCCACGAAGAAGTCGTGGACGCAATTTACCCAGAACTCACCTCGCTAATTTTCGGCGTTGCTGTTCAGGGTGAAGATGAAACCAAAGTTCCTGCTGGTCTATCTTCGCTAATGCCGAAAAGTGGACGCGCAAATCTTCGCGCTAAGATTGGAACTGGAACTCCAAAACCAAAGGCAAAGGCAACTGTGAGCGTAGAAACTATTGAGGGTGCTGAGAAGTATCAGCGTCCGAATGGCGACTTTTATTTCTCTCGCTCTTGGGGCGACCATTCAGATGTCGAGGTTCTTCGCAAAGCACGCTCAAACAATCAGTATGTCCTTTTGTATGGTGCGCCCGGAACTGGCAAAACTGCTCTCGTTGAGGGCGCGTTCCCAGATGAACTTTACACAATCTTGGGTTCAGGCGACACCGAACTTTCGGACTTCATTGGTGGCTATGTCCAAACTCCAAGTGGTGCTTTCGAATGGGTGGACGGCGTTTTGGTCAAGTCTGCCGAAGAGGGCAAAGTTCTTTTGATTGACGAGATTGGTCTGATTGACCCAAAGGTTCTTTCGGCTGTCTATGGTCTTATGGACGGACGCAAAGAAATCGTAATCACTGCGAACCCAGAGCGCGGAACTGTAAAAGCAAAGGACGGCTTTTATGTGATTGGCGCGACAAACCCCAATGCGCCCGGAGTTCGCCTAAGCGAGGCGTTGCTCTCACGCTTTTCCATTCAGGCAGAAATGACTACTGACTGGGCATTGGCAAAGAAGTTGGGCGTTCCTGCGTCTGCTGTTTCAGTTGCCCAGAACCTCGCGAAAAAGCAAGCGAATGGCGAAACTTCTTGGTCGCCACAAATGCGCGAACTGTTGGCATACAAGTCAATCAGCGAAGTGTTTGGAACTAAGTTCGCAATCTCAAACTTGCTCGCGAGTGCGCCAGAACTTGACCGCCCAGTTGTGGCAGATGTTTTCACTCGCGTCTTTGGTGAAGAATGTCGTCCTGCGAAGATTTAGTTTCCGTCCGAAACTGAAAAGCGAAGTGCCAGAGAAATCTGGCACTTTTGCTTTTTCGGGGATAGTGCGTTTCGATCGTCTGCAGCTTTGCCACTGATCGATCACTGCCCGGGAAAAGCTCCCGGGAACTTATGGCCGGAAATAGCTGCGCCAGGATCACTGGATTTTTTCTGCGAATGGGGGTTGCGCGACAATCGAAAAGTGCTATCCTAGATAGGTAATCAGTTTTGGAAAGGACTGGAAATGACACACTTCACACCTAACTCGCGCCTCGCAACTCGCGCTAGTTTCACTCCCTCGGAATGGTTGGCAACCTGCGCCCAGATTGGCAAGGTCGCGAATGATTGGGCTGGTCGTAATGACTTGGCTGTCTATGCTGGTGAGGACGCTGGTATGGGTCAAGCGATTGCTTGCTTTATTGGCTCTACTGCTGAAATCGAAATCAACTTGGCTGGTGCGTTTGGAAACGCGACCACGCCAGAAATGGTTGGCGACTTCACACTTCGCGAAACTCAATACGATTGGGCAGAACCAACTGGCGTGATTTATCACGAGGCTCTTCACGCTCGCTCTTCTGACAAGTGGGATTACTCGCTCTTCGAAGTTGAGCATAAGGCTGGAAACCAAAATGTTCTTGACGCTTTTTGGTTGCTAGAAGAAAGTCGCATTGAGCGCATTGGCGTTTTGATTTACCCAAAGAATAGGCTCTTCCTGCGTGCGTCTGCTCTTGGTCTTGCTCTTGGTGAGATTGACGAAGAGGGATTGGCAAAGGTGAGCGAGGTTCGCGTAATGGCGCAAATGGCTGGACTTGCTCTCGCTCGCGTGGACGCTGGCGTTCTTGGTCTGGCAGATGTCGAAAAGATTTATGAGCGTGCGCTTGATGTTCTTGGTCAAGAGTTGTTTGACAAGTTGCGTTCTGTCTGGGTGCGTTTCCACGCGCTCGCGAATGGCGCGACTGTCGCTGGTCTTGACTTGGCTCGCGAGTGGGTTGAGATTTTGCGCGAGGCTGACCCAGAGGGCGAGAGTGGCGAGGGTGCTGGAATTGCTTTTGTTCTCGCGACCAAAGAGGACTTGGAAGAGGACGCTGGTGGAACTGCGATTGCTGTTTCGATTGACTTGACTGACCAACAGACTGGCGAAGAGTGGGCAGAAGAGGCAAAGGGTCGCGCTGACCAGAGTAAGAAGAAGAGCGAAGAGCGCAAAGTTTCAGAGGTCGTTTTCGAAAAGCGCGAAGAGGGTTCTACTGGAACTAAGTCGCGTTCTTCACTTCGCGAAAAGCGTGCGCCAAAATCTGGTGAGCGCGCGAGTGCTGTCAAGATTGCTGAGATGTTGGACAAGGCGAAGTATCGTGAGCGTTCAGTTCACATTCGCAAAACTCACGCGCCACTTGGCAAACTCAACACTCGCAACGCTGTTCAGAATAGTGCTATGAAGTCAATGGGATTGCGTGGCGAACTCCCTGCTTGGAAGTCAAAGTCGCGCAAACACACTGACGACCCAACGCTGACCATTGGCGTAATGGTGGACATTAGTGGTTCTATGGGTTCGGCTATGGACGCTATGGCGACAACTGCTTGGGTTCTTAGCGAGGCTGGTCGTAGGGTTCAGGCGAAAACCGCTATGGTCTATTTCGGTGAAGATGTTTTCGCGACACTCAAAGTCGGGCAGAAATTGGAAGAAGTTTCGGTCTGGTCTGCGCCAGATAGCACCGAAGTTTTTGACAAGGGGTTCTCGGCTCTCAATGGCGCGCTCGGTCTGACTTACTCGGACGGCGTGCGTTTGTTGGTTGTTGTATCGGACGGAAACTATGTTTCGAAAGAAACCGAAAACGCAAAGCGGATTATCAAAGAGTGCGAACTGGCTGGCGTGGCTGTTCTGTTCATTACGCCAAAGGCGTGCCACTCAATCGGCGCGCAAGAGATTGTGCGCGGAACTCACGCGGTTCACCTTGACGGAATGGAAGTCGAAAGTATCGCGCTCTCAATCGGCAAGTCTGCGTCTGACGCTCTCGCGAAAATCGGGGGTGGCGTGTAATCGGCGTGCCTAAGAAGTCCGTTAGCGGATTGAGCAAACTCGTTTCCCCCTTTCCAAAATCGCTCTCCGCTAACGGATTAGAAATCCCTATCAGTTCCCCCGCTGGTAGGGATTTCGTTTTGCCCGGACTGACGGTGGCGTGCTGGCGTGCGCGAGAAAAGCTGCTGATCGATCGCCCGGGAAATGTCAGGGTTAGCGGATACGCTAGGGATCATGAATGAAGAACTGAATGAAGATGATTTCGTTGAGTTGTTCTACGGGATCGAAAATGATGACACTATCCACGTCTGCGGTGCGCCCGGGGAATCAGTCCGGTGCGTAGATTGCGCGGCCGTTGTTACTCACTGGAACTACAACTACTTGGGGTATTTCCTATGTGATACCTGCCTATGTATCGAAGACGATCTCGAGATGAACCAAGTTCGCCGAGAAGCTTTTGACCAAGAAGACTAGATCGATCGATCACAAGCTGCGCCGGACCTGGCGAAAGCTGCCACGAAACTTCCAATGAATGTGTTTGTTTTGTCGCAATACTCTGCTACAATCGAATTATCGCTAGAGAAAGGGAAACGACCAATGTGCGATAACTGCGAAAACCTAGAAAACCAAATCGAGGGTATGGACTTGGACGACCACCAGATTGCTGGTATCGCCTTGACTGCTCTTGGTGTTCTTGTCGAGAACTACTGCGAGCAAGGATACGCTGACCCACTGATGTATCGTTCGTTGGAACTTGCTTGTATGCTGGCACGCAAGTTTGGAAACGAAGAACTAACCATTCACCTAGAGAGCGTGAAGATTCACGCTGGTCTAACCATTGACAACTTGATTGAGGAACACAACCTAACTGGAGAGGAGAACTAAAAATGCCAAACTGGGTTTACAACACCCTGAGCGTTTCAGGTTCAAAGGAAAAGATTGCTGAGTTCAAGGAACTGGCAGGACGAAAAGCACCAACTGGATTCGACAGCCAAACTGGTTCGCTAACTTACGACGACAAGGAGGAGGTGTTCTCGTTCTGGAATTTTGTTGAGCCAGAGGACAAGGCACTCTACTTCGGGGCAAGCGACTACAAGCCAGAGGGCTACGACAAAATGACTTCAGAGGAACAACTCGCTTACTCAATGAAGTTCTCGTCGAATGGTTGGTATGACTGGAATGTTCGTGAGTGGGGAACTAAGTGGGACGCTTGCGACGCTGACTTGAATGACGACAGCGAAACCTCGCTGGGCTATTCGTTCAATACGGCGTGGAGTATTCCCGAGCCAGTCTTCAATGCGATTGTTCGGAAGTTCCCAACGCTGGACTTCGACTTTTGGAGTGAGGAAGAGCAGGGCTGGGGTGCGGAGTTCACTTCTTCGGACGGCGACGAGGAGGGCGAGCGTTCCTTGATTATGACTAAGGAATGGGACATCCCCGACAGCCACCAAGATTATGTGGACAGGGACAGGGAAGATTCCTGTAATTGTGCGAGCGACCCTGACGACGACGAGTATTGGTATGACGACTGCCCTCGTCCCGAAAAGGAGTTCGAGGTTGTAGTTCGGCAAGTAATTCGGATTACGGCGAAGTCGGCTGAATCGGCGTGGGAGATTGCGAACGGCGTGCTGGAAAACTTCACTAATGCCGAACAACCAAACGGCGTGCGGATTAGTGAGGATAGCGTGGCGTGGGTTGAAGAAGACGGCGTGCGTGTCTATCCAACCTTGACCGAGGTTGCCTAGCCCTAACGGACAGAAAGCACCAGTAGCGAGAGAGCTGCTGGTGTTTTTTGTTTGACGGATAGGCGTGCGTGCACTACGCTGATCGTATGAAAAATGAAATTCTTTACCGCGAAGCCCTTGGACACATTGCTCGCGAGGAACGGATCGATCAAGGCTTGACTCTACGCCAAGTTGCAGCTAGTGCGAAGATGGCACTCGGATACCTTAGTGAGCTTGAGCGTGGACAGAAAGAAGCTTCTTCCGAAGTTGTATCGTCCTGGGCCGCAGCTCTATCACTTAGCACCGGAGAAATGATTATTCGTGCCGGGATCTTGGTTGGTGGGTATCAGATTCCAGATACTGTTGAGGAGCTGCTGGTCGATCTAGGTCAAAAAACTTTCGCCAAATAGTTTGTATTTTTGCTGACTTAGTGTAAACTGGTGGCGTGCCTGAAAAAGAGTAGGGCGTAGGGAAAGGGAAGTCCAATGGGACTAGATATGTATCTATCTGCTCGCAAGTATGTGAGTGGCTACGATTTCAACAAAGAGCCAGAGAAGCAGGCGTACGCTGAAGTGCTATCTGCTAGTGGCTTGACCAAGTCAGACTTGGAGTATGGCAACCCAAGTGCCACCATTGAAATTAGCGTGGGGTACTGGCGCAAGGCGAACGCCATTCACAACTGGTTTGTTCAGAATGTTCAGGGTGGTCGTGATGAGTGCCAGAAGGCTTGGGTATCTCGTGAGCAACTGGCTGAACTTCTTGAGGCGTGCCAGACTGTATTGGCTGATGCCACGAAGGCTGATGAGTTGCTACCACCACAGAGTGGTTTCTTCTTCGGAAGTACTGACCTTGATGAGTGGTACTACGAAGGCGTGAAGTACACCGCCGAAATGCTGAACCACCTTTTGACTTCGGAAAGTCTGAAGGATTACGATTTCGAATACCAATCCAGTTGGTAGTCGTTTCCCTAAAAAGCAAGAACCCTCGCCGTCGGGCGGGGGTTTCTTGTTTGGCGTGGTTGCAGCTGAACCGGATCAATGGATTTCGCGCTCGCGGTTTGGTCGATCCAGGCGGGGGCTACCGTCGGAACTTCCAACGAAAAAAGGCTCTCGTGGGAAGTTGCGTAATGTCGGCTCGCTATGCTAAAATCCAAGGGTGGACAAAAGTTCACTTGGAAACTATCAAAGGGAAACAATGGAAACTGTATCTGTCACTGGCCTAGTTGCCACAACACCTCGCCACCTCGTAACTCAGGACGGCCTGCCGATTACTTCATTCCGTCTCGCAAGTTCATACCGCAAGTTTGACCGCGAGCAAAACAAGTGGGTAGACGGTGAGACCAACTGGTTCACCATTACCGCGTTCAAGCAACTTGCTATCAATGTCGCTGGCTCGGTGAACAAGGGCGACCGTATCACCGTCACTGGCACACTTCGCGTTCGCGATTGGGATAACGGTGAGCGTTCGGGAACCTCGGTTGAGGTTGAGGCGACTTCAATGGGGCATGACTTGACTTGGGGAACTTCGGTTTTCACTCGTACGGTCTTGGTTCGCGAGGCTGAGCCTGAGGACGAACTCGTTTAGCCTCGAAGCCACACCCAACCTGAGCAAGTTGTAAAACTGCTCGCCACTTATTTCCAGGCGTTGGTCGATCCGCGGTGGTGCCGGTGGTAAGCTGCAGGGATCGAAGCTCGAAAAAAGTTTTAGGCGTGTCGTTGAAAATGTCAGTGGGTGGTGCTACATTTGAAGTATGTCGAACAGAAAAGAATTCAAGCAGATAGTCAAGGTCGCCGAGTCTAAGGGCTGGGTCGTTACTCTAACTGGTGGTGGACACTTGAAGTGGACTTCGCCAAGTGGGCAAATAGTTTTTTCCGCGTCTACGCCGTCAGACGGGCGTGCCGTCAAAAACCTAGTGTCGGAACTTCGCCGACACGGAATCACGATTGAGAGGAAATAGATTGAGCAAGCAGGTATTTTTTGTCATTGGCGTTGATTTAGATGACAAAGAAGTTTTTATCGCAGATGATACTTATTCGGCGCGGTTTAGTGAAGATGAGCAAGTTTGGGACACAGACGCAAACGAGTGGATTGAAGATGACGATAGGAAATACTATCTAGATGCGTTAGACCTTTTGAACACGAAGCGTCTAGCAAAAGACTAGGGGCGCGGCGCTCGCCGGATCGATCCGCCTGGCGATCACCGGCCCGAAAAAAGTTTTCAAACTTGTCGCAAAATGTCAGTCGTCTATGCTACATTTGAACTAGTTGGAAAGTATCCAACAGAATGGGAAACATGAACACACCGCTAGACACCGCGTTGGCAGAACTTGACGCAACGCTAACCAAGTCAAACGAAATCATTGACGCAGTAGAACCTTTGGTAAGGGCAAGCGCAGTTATGTCTGAGTATGCCGAGCAACTTGCCAAAGCCCATGACTGGGACAAGTTGGGTCAAGTAATGGAAGTCATTGCTTACCTAATGGAATTGGCAACTAAGAAAATGCCAAGCCAAAGCGAGTAATCGCAAACAGGGAACGCTCACTCGCGAGAGTGGGCGTTTTCTTTTGGCCGGTGGTTGAGAGCTGCAGCTTAGATCGATCACCAAGGCCGGAAGATCTCGAGTTCGTGGAAAGTTTTCTTCGTTGGTTCTTGCTTTTTTATCAGTTGATGGTAAATTAGTTATGTAGCAAGTTGCTACGGAAAGTAGGGAAAAATGAAGTTTTACATTCGCAGAGCAATCGTTGGAATTATCTCAATTCCATTCGTGGCTGGTGCTTGGTGCTTTTTCTATCTGTTGATGTTGCTGGCTGGTGGCGAGAGTAATCAAACCATTACCGAAACTTTTCAGAATGGAGTTCTGATTGGAATTGTCGTGGCTTTGGTTTTTACCTTTGCCCCGCAGGTGAATGCTTTCGTGGAAAAGTTCACTGGCTCACCTAACTAGTATTCGTTCGAAGTCAACCCCGCAGCTCTCGCAGCCCGCGGGGTTTTCTTCTGCCAGGTCTGATCGATCAAGCTCGCGATCGTGCCGGACGCAGCTGAAAAAAACCTTGGTTGGTTGTTGCAAAATGTCGCAGGTCTATGCAATAATTTAGATGTAGTCAAGGTGGCTACTGAAAGGGAAACAATGGGAACTCGAAACCTTACCGCCGTTATCAAAAATGGCGAACCTGTAATCGCGCAGTATGGCCAATGGGATGGATACCCTGAAGGTCAGGGAACTACTGTCTATGAATTTGTCAAGCACGCTGGAGTTGCGAAACTCGAAGCAAACTTGGACAAGGCTTACTGGGCAGATGAAAACGAACTCAAGGCTATCTACTCGAAGTATTCGAACGAAGATGGTTGGATGACTATGGAGCAAGGTCAAGCATTTGGCGAAGCCTATCCAAGTCTCTCTCGCGACACTTGCGCCGAGATTTTGGAACTAGTCGCCAACGCAACCGAGCGTGTGCCATTGGTCAACGAAATGGCATTCTTGCAGGACACTTTGTTTTGCGAGTGGGCTTATGTGATTGACCTTGATGTTCACACTCTCAAGGTTTACGCTGGGTCAGCCGAACCTTGTGCCGAGTTTGACCTCTACAACTTTCCAAGCACGAACGAAGAGTTTGTGAAGGGTTGCTACAACTCAAGCGAGTCTCGCGTCTAGTCGCTACAAAAGATTGCCCCCGCAGAAATGTGGGGGTTTTCTTTTGCCCGAGATCCTGGCGATCGCTGGTTGCAGCTGATCGATCAGATTAAAAATTTCCGTTATAAACCTGTTATAAAAATAATGCTGTTTGGGCTTGACTTGCGAAAAGTAGCAGACTAGGCTTGGTATTACAAGCGAACACAAGGTTGGCTTGATTTCTAGGGAAAGGACGAAAATGGCTAAGGCTGTTGTCGTTGATGTTGTAGCCCTGATTGACGAACTCATTGAGGTTCGTGAAGCAAAGGCTGAACTATCTGCTCGTGAGAGCGTAATTCGCAAGTCGGTTCTTGGAGCGACTGGCAACACTGCTGTTGAGATTGCTGACAAGGCTGGCGTGATTATCGCCGAGGTCGTGGAAAGCACCCGTCGCTCAATCAACGATTGGGACGACTTTGAGGCAACCTATCCAGAGGCTTATGAGGCACTGGTCAAGTTCACTGATGTTCTAACCCTCAACACTCTCAAAAAGAAGTAGGGTCGGGAGGTCGCAAGCCCCCTCAGTCGAAAGACTGGGGGGTTTCGTCTTGCTCGGTTGTTGGTCGATCCGCCGGGCTTGCCTGGACCGGAGCCGGATCGAATGGGTGTGGTTGTTCGTTAGAAGTTATGAAGCGAATCGCAGCAGCTGGCATTGCAGCTTAGTCGCAGCTCGTTGGAAGTTTTACCGGAGCTGGCGCAGCTCAGTCGCAGCTCGAAGCAGCTCGCGAGTGTTATCAATCTGTTATCAAAATAGACTTGACACGTTTTGGGTTGGGTGGTAAGTTTGGAGTTAGAAAGGGAGATAGGGGGTGCAAGATGTGCGAAGACTTTCCATGCTGTGGCCATGACCATGGAGACTGCCCAAACCGGTAGTCATACAAAGAGCCCTGGCTTCGGCCAGGGTTTCTTTTTACCCGGACCGGAGCTGATCTAGATCTATGGCGCAGCTGATCACGCAGCTTAGATTGATCTGATCGCCGGGGCCGGACCAGGGAGATCTAGCCAGGTGATTACCGGTGATCCAGATCTAACAAGCCGCAACTAATTCGTTGGAAGTTAGATGACTTGGGAGCTGGTCGATCGATCAAGACACGAAAAAAAATGTTCGTTGGATGTTGCGTGTTGTCCTAAAATGCGGTATCTTTTAGGTAGGCAAAAAGCCTAAAAAGAAAGGGAAATGAAATGACAAACTTTGATTTGGTTGAAGAACGATTGGTAGACGCCAAGGCGATTGCTTGGGACACTTGCCACAAGATTTACGTGCTTATGGACGATGAGCAAGTCTCGCTTATGCGCGAGTATGGCTATGGGGATGGGACTGATACAGAAGGTCTTATCACCAAATACGCAATGAGCGCGGACAAGATGTTGGAGAAAGTCAAGCACTGGTATGAAGAAAGTTGTGGGCTACGTTTTGTGAGCGCGGTCTCTACTATGCCAGAAGGTGTGGATGCTAACGAAGGTTTCGAAACTCTAATCGGGCAATTCGAAGAAGAAGATTGCGAAGATTGTGGTGAGCGCGGTTGCGCTGGTGTTTGTAATGACTACGAAGACGAAGACGAAGAAGACGAAGACTAGGGGGTGAGCTCGGCTACGGCCGCGCTCGCGGATCGAAACCAGTCGCCCTGGTCGATCGATCACAAGACACAAAATTAGTGTTCGTTTGAAGTTGCGCTAAAAAGCAAAATACAGTATCTTTGTATTAGGCAAATTGCCTAGGAAAGTAGGGAAAGAAAAATGAGTTTTGGAGAGCCGAAGTATCCAGATGTTCAAGTTCAGTTGGTCGGGGAAGATGGAAATGCTTTCGCGATTATGGGTCGTGTTGCTAGCGCGCTGAAAGACGCTGGAGTTTCAAAAGAAGAAATTGACGAATACTACGCCGAGAGCACAAGTGGCGATTATGACAACTTGCTACGCACCGCTGTCAAATGGGTGGCGGTGGCATAATGGGAGACAGGTCGCTAATCGTAATCAATAGCAAGAATTTCAAAGCGCCGATTACACTTTATGGACACTGGTCGGGTGGAGATAACTTGGTGGCAGTTCGCAATGTGCTCGCACGCACAGACCGAATCGGCGATGTGAACTATCTCACCGCGCAGATTTTCTATGAGTTCGCGGTCGCGCTCGGTGGATACGAAGGTAAGTTGTCTTTCGGTATCGACGCCTATGGATACGAAGAAGGTTCTGCTTGGGTGGACAATGACACAATTACCGTAAACGCAGACAATGGCGAATACGAGTATCAAGGTGAAGTGAATACAGAATTTGCGCTGAAAGACAATTCTGTGTAAACTAGAAGAGTTGCTTAGGCTCGAGATTACTCGCCTAAGGAATAGCGAAAGGAGTTATCCCCCTTTCACCTTTCGCAAAGAGAGCGGTAGCAATTCCCCCCAATTGCTACCGTTTTTCTTTTGTCTGGATTATGGCCGCGCTCGCGGTGATCGATCAGAGCTGCCCTGGCCGGACCGGAGCTTGACGCAGCTAATTTTGATCGAAACGCGCTCGCGGATTCATTCGAAGTTGTTTGCGTTTGTCGCAGGACTAGTGTAATCTTGGAGCATAGGGAAAGGAGAAACGACAATGGCAAAGCCTAGCGTTTCATTAGTAAAGAGTTGGGAAGTTATCTACGATAGCAAAGTCGTGGAGTTGGCAACTGGCACAGCAGTATTCGCAGAAGACTACTGGCGTATGACAAACAAAGAAAGTGGCAAGGTCAAGTATTTCTATGGAGAAACCGCTTGGTCAGATTCACAGCGTGAAGCAAGTGATTTGGATTGGGGAGCGTGGAGCGCATAATGGCTAAGTATGTTGCGAATGTAAATGGTGATTGGTGGCAGTATCACAATGAGCACCCTGTCTATGTTCTTGACACAGATAACCTGTCGCCCGATTTGATTGAGCGCATCGAAGACTATACGGGAATGGATTTCGCTGAAGTTCTTGAGCAAGATGGATTCGATGAAATTATCACAGAGTTCGGCACAAAAGTTCAGTTGGGCTTGTAGAATGGAAGTGGAAAGGGAAACGATGGAAACCAAAGAAACTACAACTTGCTACAAATGCGAAACCGAGATTGAAGCATTCGTTGGTCAAGTTCATCCGTTGTGTGAAAGTTGCGATGGAGATTTTGACGATTGGTTTGCTGAACAATTACGAATGTTCAAGTAATCAGATTCGTGGAGATAGGGTGGCCGGTGGTCACCCTTTTTCTTTATCTAGCCTGGCCGGTCGCAGCTGATTTTGATCGATGGTCGATCCGCGCTCGCGGTCAAGCTTGACACGCGGAAGTTTGGTTGTTGCGCGATTATACAAACTAGGCTAATCTGGAATTACCTAGAAAGGGGAAACCAAATGTCAAAGCAAGATACGATTTGGATTGGTTGTTGGGAATGTGGTAAAGCGATTAGGGTCGCTTGGATTGGCACCTACACTAGCCGTCAAATTTGTGTAGAGTGTAAAGAAGAAAGGGCAAAAAAATGGGCAGTAATCTCGAAAGCGTAAGTCGCTACCAAAGGCGCAAAGAAATTATGAACGCACGCAAGACCGCGCTTGAAGTGTTTGGCGCGCTCGCGGAGTATGACGCAAAGCCAGAATTGTTTTCAATTTTTGACGGAATGGAATTTGAAGTCGTGAATGAAACTGGTATCGCGTTGGATGTTGAGTTCGTTGGTCGCACAATTACAATTCGGAAGTGGAGTTAGTCGTGATTAGGTATCACCGTTTTATGGAGAAGTTTTGGCGCGCAATTGGTTCAGTAGCGTTTCGGACTTTTCACGTTACGCAGACGCTCGCGCATAAGTCGTATGTCAAAGGTGGTCGCCACGGTCGCCGTCGTCAAGAGCGCAAGCCTCTAACCGCGATTTGGAAGTGGTGGCAAAGTGTCAAGGCGCAATTCTGAGTTTGCGATTATTTGGCGTGGCCTTGCCGTTGGGTTAGGTTTTATTTTTATTATGGGTTTCGCTATTGGTTATCCAAATTCGATCGTGCCAGGACTACTATTGCTCGCAGCTGTTGGTTGTCTATGGATGTCAAGAAATTGATTTGACTTTTTATCGCAAAACGCTAAACTAGAAATTGCTAGGGGTTCTAGCACTTACGAAAGGGAAACAAAATGACTACAAAGGTATTCGCAATTCGCACCAATGAAGACGGCGGATTTGTTTTTGGGGACGAAACTCACGAAGTAATCTCGCTCGAATTTTTACAAACATTCGTTGGGGGTTGGGTTCAGGTTGTTCCGTTGGCAGGTTCACTAAGTGGCTTGTCAATGTGGCTAAACGAAGAAGGTAAGTTTTCAGACCTTCCGCTAAATGAGTTGGCTACGGCTATTTGGGAAGACTCATACGGACAGACTGATTTCATCGTTGGCAATGTTCTAATCACTGGTGGCGAAGACTACGATGGTGAGATTGAAACTCTCACTAGTGAACAAACTGATAAGATTATGGAAGTTGTTCTGAAAGCAATGGAACACTCTCACTAAGTTTCGTTTCCCTACGAAAAAAGACCTAGGCTAAGTCTCTAAACTGGCCTTTTATCACGCCTAGATTCGGAAAGCTCGCGCTCGCGGATTTTGATCAAAAACGCGCTCGCGGCACCGGCCCTGGCCAATGGTCGATCGATCCGCGCAGCTCGCAACTCGAAAACATTCGTTGGAAGTTGCTTGACTTTTTATGAGAAACGCGGGATACTTGGATTAGCCGAAAGGCGATAAAGAAAGGGAAACAAAATGGAAACTGTATCAACCGAATTCGAAACATTCGAGATTACCAATTCTTGTATTTGCGAAGACTACGATGAAGAGACTGAAACGTCATCGCCTAGCAATGAGTGTTGGGGTTGCTATGACGATGAAGTTAGCAACTTGTGGTATGAAGTTATCAAGCCTTGGATGGAAGCCAATGGCTACGATGAAGACACTAACCTAATCATTCGCGGAAGTGGAATGACTTGGCAACGCTTGAGCGGATACGCTTACGCGACACCGAAGACGCTTGTTGAGAAGTTGTCTATCAATGGCGATTGGACACTAAGGTTCAAGATTACAGAAGGCGCGAAGACGCTTACCGCTGTTCGCTACTCTCACGATGAGCCAGTTGGCACTGGTGAGTTTACTTTTGAAGTTGCCGAAGAAGAAGACGAAGACTTGTTCTAGCGCGACACGCTCGCGACACGCAACCGCCCAATGTGGCGGTTGTTGTGTTTTCGTTGGAAGTCTGCCATACTTGACTTATCGGCAGAAAGCCGAAAGACGAAAGGGAAACAAAATGGCACTAGACGCAAAGACCGCAAACACTGTTCGACACTTGCTAATGCGCTTGTCGGCAGAAACAACCGTAGACGCTTGGTTGCTCGCAGAAAACGAAGACCTTGCCAAAATGTATGTTGACGGCGCAACCTACGAAGAAATGCTCGAATGGGTAAACGAAAACTTTTAGCCCGAAGAAATGGAAAGCCCTCGCGAAAGCGGGGGTTTTCTTTTTTACGCGCTCGCGGTTTCTAATTTTGATCGAAATTGCTCGCAGCTTGTTGGTCGATCGACCGAAGTTTTTGGCAGCTCGCGCCGGGTTTGTTAGCAGCTCATACGCCGGACCTAGCCGGGTTGTTCACCGGAATAGCCGGGTTTGTTCGCAGCTTGACGCGGCTAATTGGTTGGAAGTTGGCAGCTCATCGGCCGGACTGATACCGGAAAGGCGCAGCTCGCGCCGGGCTACCTGCCGGACCTAGCCGGGCTATTCGTTGAAAGTTTGCCGGACCAGAAGCAGCTCGCAACCGGAAAGACCCGGGTTAGAAGCAGCTCGCGCTCGCGGCCTTGGTTGGAAGTTGGTTAGCAGTCTGCCGGGTTGACTGCCAATTTACCGTTATAAACCTGTTATAAAAATTTTCTCGAATTGACTTGACAAAAGAAAAAATACCGCTTATGCTTATTTCATAAGCCAAAAGGCTTAGATACAAAAAACGAAAGGGAAATGAAATGACCGCAAAGACCGCAACCGTAGCAGTAGACCTAGTTTCACTAATCGCCGAATTGGTTGATGTGAAGAAGGCAAAGGCAGACCTAGCAAACCGCGAGAGCGCGATTCGTAAAGTTGTCTTGGCAGAAACTGGCAACACCGCAACCGTAATCGCAGACCCAAAGACTGGCGAAGTAATCGCCGAAGTTGTTGAGAGTGTTCGCCGTTCGGTAAACGATTGGGAAGAGTTCGAAGCAACTTACCCAGAAGCATACGAAGCCTTGGTGAAGTTCACCGATGTTTTGACCCTTACCACGAAGTAAAGGGAAAGCGAGAAAGCCCCTAGCCCGAAAGGGATGGGGGTTTTCTTTTGCGGTGATTAGGTGGACACGCGCTCGCGGTGGCAAACAATTTTGATCGAAACGACGCGCCAGGAAAAAAGTTTTGGAATTGACTTGACAAGTTGCTTAGATACAGTATGCTTATTACATAAGCCAAAAGGTTTATGAAAACGAAAGGGAAATGAAATGCTAGTAGTAGACACCACAAAGACCATCGTAACAACCGTAGCCGAAGTTACTTACGAAGATGGCCAGACAATGACCTATGTCTATGAGACTTACGGCGAAGAAAAGTTTCGCTCGATTGTAGACTTTTACTCGACACCACGCGCGGGCGTTAGCGTTGTAGTTCGTGGATTCGCTTACCGCGATGAAAACGGAAACGATGTTTTGGTTGCCGAAGAAAAGTTTGAGACAAGTCTCTAACAACTTACGGAAAGCCCCTAGCCGATTGTGGCTAGGGGTTTTTCTTTACCGCGACACGCTCGAAAAAATGTTTGCGGAAACCCTTGACAAATGGTTTAGGGTTGGTAAATTAGAAGTGTTAGGTGATACCGCCTAGCAAAACGAAAGGGAAATGAAATGAACATTACAAAGTTTGAGAAGGCGCAAGCAACCCTTAGCGCGGTTATTTATGGCGCGATTGCTGTTGCCGTTTTTGTTAGCGCGGATTATTACGGGTTGTCAATGGCTAATGACCTAAGCCGATTCGGTGAAGTTGCTTACCCGATTATTCTTGCGGTTAGCGCGGTTGCGGTGATTACCGCGCTCGCGGTGAAGGCATACGGATACCGCCTAGCAAAGACTTACCGCTAACCCCCAAAGCGGTAAACCGAAAGCCCCCTAGCCCCCTAGGGGGTTTTCTTTTGCCGTTGCCGTCAAAGTTGCTCGCAGCTTGCCGTTACCGTTAGTTGGTTGTTGGCTAGTTGTTGGTTGATTCGCGCTCGCGGTTTATGCGCCCGGGAAAGTGTTTTTAATTTTGTTGGCGCAAGTCTTGACTAGACACACATTCACAAACACACAAGACCAATTTTGATCGAAATGAAAGCTTGGAAACTTGACAGAAGTTCGCCTTGGCTCGCCAGGATTAGGCTAACCCCCTAGACCCCTAGCCTTGGTTTCGTTGATAGGTTGTTAGCCCCTAGGCAAACTTAGAATGACCCCCAAAGTTTCGTAAGAAGTTTCGTATACATAACAACACACAAAGACACACAAAAACACATAAAAAATGATTAGAAGTTATGACCTAGTTTTTAGACTTTTGACCCCCCCCCTTAGACATAGGCACATAGTCTTTTTTTGATTAGCAAGTTTGGAAAAAGGAAAAAATTAGAAAATAAAAAGAAAAAGGCATACATCGAACGAAGACCCGATACCCCCTACTTTTAGGAAACAATTTCGGGGCGGCCTCAGATCAACAACTGCCGTCTCACCCGCCAAAAGCACCTAGCGATCAATATAGCATAGTACCCCCCTTCTGCAAATTCCTCGGTCAAATAGACGCCCCTATTTATAAAATCGGGCTCCACAAATTTTCAAAAAAATCGTCCAGGGGTACCATACTTCAGCAAAAAGTCAAGCCCCGATCCAAATAATAGACGCTCCTACGGGTGTAAAATAGATCCTACGGAGAGCACATCCGAGCAATAAAAGCTCAGGGTGTGCTTTTTTGCATCTCTGGATATTTCGAGTTGCAATAGACGCCCCTACGTGATAGGCTCTCCGTTTATAACTGAATATTGATGAAACACCAAGACAATAAACGCCGAGAAATTACTCTCAAAGGAAAGGTAGGCGCTAAATGAAATGGTTAACATTTCTACTGACTGCATCCACTACGGCAGCCACAGCTACGACAGCTGGGACACTGCCTCCGGGAGCACAAGTAACAAACGCCCCTACGGGAATCGTCTCAGTCCTTGAGCACGAACCGGAGGATCTAATGGAAACCGTCTTTGCTATGCAAGTAGAAAAGACTCTTCTAGAGGAACAAGCTGAGCAAGCTCGCCAGCTTGAGGCAAACCGAACAAAACTAGACGGCATGATCTCCAAGCTGCATAAGACAGTTGGGAAAACATGGTACGTCTTCTCCGGAACCACCCCACAAGGTTGGGACTGTTCTGGTCTCGTGCTTTGGGCCTACGAACAAGTAGGAATCACCCTTGAGCACCGTGCATCAATCCAAGGTAAAGCAGGAAAAGTAACAGACGCCCCTACTCCAGGTGACATCGTTGTATTCACCTACAAGGGATACAAGTCTGCGTACCACACTGCAATTTATATTGGCGATGGATTGATGATCCATGCTCCACGTAAGGGTGAGGTGACTCGTATCGAGTCCGTTGAGCAATTCGCAGGAAACTATTCCAAAATTACGTATAGAAATCTGCTTGACAACTAAACCATAAGGTGTATGCTTGTTGTATGGCAAATACGACCCCAACAAGTGACACCGTAGCGGTAGTAAGTGCCGACCCTTTTGCAATTCTTTTCTTTGCTGGGGTCGGCATTTACTTTCTCGTGCGTCTATTCCACTTCTACAAGCTCTACCGTAAGCACAAGAACAACAACGAACCTTCGGCGCTCTTAGGCGTCGTCTACCCGCATAAGGACGTCCATTAAATGACACGCTTCATTCTTTTCCTTCGCCAGATCTCATGGCCATCTACGCTCTCAGTCCTTGCAGCTTTCTCCGCGTTTGCTGTTTCGATTGGATTAGTGGCGTCTACTACTACGAACCCCGCCCCCTCCGCCGCAAGCATTCTTGCCGGCACCGCTGTCGCAATCACGCTGGCTCTTACCTCTATTGCACTAGCTATTCTCAGCGGTAGGGATTAAAAATGATTAACGCTTTGATTGTAATTTTGACAATTCTCACTTTTACAGTTATTGTTCTATCAGTTCTGTTTTGGACTGCGAGTGTTCTATATAGGGCATTAGTAGAAGATGACGGATCAATCCATGACCTAGGAGACGGAGAGAACTTTGCGAGACGCACCGATAGTAATCGAAACAACTAGTTACGAAGAGTTTCGCGACAACATTCATCTAACCCAGCTATTTGACATGCTTGATTGCACGGTAGAGATTGTTGCTAGCCCGATTGGACCTGTAGAGGACATTCACCGAATTGTTTCACTGATTGAATCAATGATCAACGTTATTGATGTACGAATTACGTCTCACGTTGACAGCGAGGATTACGTGATAACTTTAACCCCTGTTGTAATGAAAGCAATCAAGCGACCACGAAAGTAATGACAAAAATGAACGAATACATCAAGAAGAACCAGAAGCTGCCGAAGGTTATCTACGACATCTTTGCTGATTCTGTATCAACCGACTTCCGAGACCAGCTGATCCGTGAGCTACGTGATAAGGGCTGGACTCTCGAGGCGATCTCAGGAGCGTCCGGGCTAACCCGTGAGCGCGTCCGCCAGATTGCAAAGACCAGCATTCCAGGCTTTCACACCCGCCTAGAACTTCCAGAGCCACCGCTAAAGCCAGAGAAGCCAAAGCCTGTTTACGTAGAGCCTTCTGAAGCTACGCTTGAGCGTCTGCTAGAACTTCAGCCGTACGCACAGCAGGTCCGCTCTAACGGTAAGAAGTACCGTGAAGAGGCCGAGGAGTACACGCGCCTACTAAATCACGCGCATACCGTAGAAGGCGTTACCCTTTACCGTCTTGCTAAGCGTCTCGGCGTTACTCACGGAGCCCTACGCTTCCGTCTTGCACGCTACGGCTACAAGAAGCCAGTAACGGCAACCTCTAAGGTTTATACTCCGATCTCCGCAGAGAATCGCATTAAGTAAAATGCCCGGGTTTGCCTTCAAGGTTTTTCACTACCTAGAGATTGAACGCGCTGAACGGTATGTTAAGCAGCTTAACTCTCATTTGTCTAAGAAGGCGGCCCTCTACGAGGGCTTCCTTCTTTTTCCAGGCTTAGGCGCGGCTGAAGCGATGGTTATCCCAGACAGCAACATGATCCGACTAATGGCGGTATCTGATTCAGAAGAGTCCCTAGAAAAGATCAAGTTTATTCTTGCCAAACACCTATACAAGTTTGCAAAACTAGAGTTCGAACCAGAGACGCTTGAGTGGACGTAAGAGCTGATATGCTAAAATCATATCCCAACGACTTAGGATGATTATGCTTTCACAACTTGTTAAAGAGGCCTCTAAAGAGGCTCACACAGCTGCCGAACGTAGCCCGTTTATGATTGCACTCATGCGCGGTGAAGTGGGGGCCGATGCTTACCGAGACTACCTAACCCAATTAGCTCCAATTTACGGTGCTCTAGAGGCTTGGGACGACCAAAGCAATCCGTGGCCAATGTTTGACCGCAGGCTTGACCGTTTCGAGCGAATCGTTTGCGACATAGAGTCACTTGGTGGATCAAAACTAATCTGCCGAAGCACCACGGAATACGCCGACCACATTAGCTTTCTTGTTCAAAATAAAGATTGGACGCGCCTACTAGCGCACCACTACACCCGCTACCTCGGAGATCTTTCAGGTGGTCAGGCGATCGCGACTCTTGTTATGCGCAATCTGATGATTCCGCCAAACTTTCTGTCTTTCTATGAGTTTGACGAAATAGATGATAAGGTCCGATACAAAGAGACCTACCGCGAGGGACTTGACAGTCTAAATCTTTCTACTGCCGACACAAAAATTTTTATTGACGAGGTAGTTCTTGCTTTTAGGTTTAACCAGTATATTTTTGCTGACCTAGAAAAACGCTGGCTAAGCTAGACTAATAGCATGGGCAAAAGCATAATGGAGCAGATCGCGCTCCTACCTCCAGACGAGCAACGCGAGGCGTTGGCTGGACTAGATCCCGAAGTACTAATGTGGGACTGGTCCGTCTGGGGTCGCCCAGAACAGCAGGCTCCACCGGGTGATTGGAATATCTGGCTTGTCTTAGCTGGACGTGGTTTCGGTAAGACTCGTCTCGCTTCTGAGTGGGTACGCGAAGAAGCTAAATACACCAACACCGGCCAGCGTCGCTTTGGTCTTGTTGCACGTACCGCAGCTGACGTGCGTGACGTTATCGTTGAAGGTGAGTCAGGAATCCTGAACGTAACCCCTCCGAGCGAGCGTCCACTCTACGAGCCTTCGAAGCGCCGTCTAACTTGGCCTAACGGAAACACCGCTACACTCTTTACCGCCGATGAGCCTGACTCACTCCGTGGTCCTCAGTTCACTCACGCCTGGGGCGATGAGATTGCAGCTTGGCGTCAAACTCCAGATGCCGCAGGTATGACTGCGTTTGATAACTTACGTGTTGGTACCCGTCTTGGCGCTAATCCAAAAATTTTAGTTACTACTACCCCGAAGCGAACACCGCTTCTTTACAAACTTATCGAAGAGTCCATGAAAGGTGAGATCGTAAAGATCACTCGAGGTTCAACAATGGACAATGCGGGTAACCTTTCTGGTGCGTATCTTGACACCATGCTTGGTGTTTATGAGGGAACATCCCTTGCTCGTCAGGAACTCTACGGTGAAATGCTTGAAGCCATGGAGGGTGCTCTATGGACCGAGGAAATGATTGAAGCTGGGCGAGAAGGGTATTACCCACTCTCTACGCCACTAAGAGTGATTGGAGTTGATCCATCTGTTGCGGAAAATCCGAGAGATGAGTGCGGTATTGTGGTTTGTGCTTCGACTTCTGAGCATGACCTTTACAAAAGGCAAGCGTGGGTACTCGAAGACGCGTCGGTTCACGGATCGCCAGACGTCTGGGCAAACCAAGTTGTTAAAATGGCTCGCAAGTGGGGTTGCCCTGTTGTTGCGGAAGTTAATCAAGGCGGTGCACTTGTACGCAACGCGATTAACACCATCGACCCAACTATTAAGGTCCTCGAAGTCCACTCCAAGCAAGGAAAAGCGCTCCGAGCAGAGCCTATCACCCTTGCATATGAGCAACATCGTGTCCATCACGTTGGCTATTTGGCGGACTTGGAATCGCAAATGATCTCTTGGGTGCCTGGAGAAGGTAAATCACCTGACCGAGTTGATGCACTCGTCCACGCACTCACCGCTCTGCTGATCAAGCCACCAGCAGGCTTCTCTGGCGGTAAGATTCGAGCTAAATCTCTATCTGATCGTCGAATTCCAAACACTAGACCAGGGAACAACGGAAAAATCTTCCGAGTGCGCTGATGAAAATACTACTAGACGTATTTCCGGCTCACTTGGCAGTGGTTCCGGCTGGAACCTTTGACGATGTTTACTCTTTAAAATCAAATCCAGCCACTCCCGATGCATTTTATAGGGCAACTACTCGTGTTGTTGTTACTGACGAAGCTATTTTTGTTGCCCAAGACTCTCCTAATGGTGCTCAAATCATTTTTCAGGAGAAATACGACCTTTTACTGCCTGCTGCAGACAAAAAAAGTGATTACAGGGTTGTAACCACCTCTAGAAAGATGCTAGCATTCCAAAAAGACACCAATTGCGGATGCGGATCACGTCTTCGCAGTTGGAATGCCTATAAAACTATTACTGCACTGAAAGACGGACTATGAGCATTGACTGGTTTTCGTACTTGCTATTAGTTTTAGCTGCGTATAGAGTTACTCGAGCAATAACTACAGATACAATCTTCGAGTTTGCGCGAGAAAAAGTGTGGAAAAGGTTTCCACCAGACACAAAACTTGGATATTTGATCACTTGCAACTGGTGTACTGGTTTTTGGGTGTCATTGGTCTTTGTTGTGGCATATATTTTAGTGCCAGATGCTGTTTTTGTGGTATCATTAGTCTTATCAACGTCTGCATTAGTGGGTATTATTTCTTCTAAGGCTGAATAACAGGGAGTACCCTTGGGAATTTTTAAAAAGAACAACAAAAATGCTCGTGGTAGGGCATTGGCCGCCGGTTTGCGAGCATCTACTCCCCGAACTGCGACACCTATTGCACCAGGCATCTCTGTAGACTCGTTTGGTGTTGTCTATGCAGAGCCTGCAGCTTACAACACTCCTCGCCCACTGACCGCTGCCGCTGCTCAGATTCGAATCGGAGACAAAACTGAAGCGGAGATGTTTAAAAATCGTCGTCAGTCAGCCGCGACTGCATGGCAAGCCGAAGCATGGGAGTATTACGATGCAATTGGTGAAGTTAAATATGCGTTTAACCTTGTGGCGTCTGTCGTATCGCGTATCCGCCTTTATGCTGCTGCTGTAGACGACCCTTCAGAATCTCCAATACCTGTAGACCTATCAAAAATTGTTGATCCTCAACTAGCATCAGCTGCCCAGCGTGCACTTGCTCGTCTTGACTCAGCGTATGGAGGCCAAGCTGGTCTTCTAAAAGATGCAGCACTAAATCTTCAAGTTACCGGCGAATGTTATCTAGTTCAGGTACCAGAGCGCATCGGTTCGCAGATCCCAGAATCATGGGACATTCGTTCTGTAGATGAACTACAGCTTGACTCTCGTGGAAACTACACAATCAATCCGATTCGTGATGCTAGCGGCTCTTCTTCAGGTCAAGCGGGTAAGAATGCAATTAGGTTACCTTCCGATGCATTCATCGGACGTATCTGGAAAGCACACCCACGTTACTCGATGGAGTCTGACAGCTCGCTACGCGGACTTTTGGATCTATGTGCAGAACTATTGCTACTCAACCGCACTTTCCGCGCTACGGCCCGTTCTCGCCTCAACGCTGGTGCTTTGTACCTGCCTGATGGTTTGTCTGTTGCAGCTAGCCCAGATCCTGACTACCCATACGATGAAGATGGCGAATACAACGAGCTTTACAATACCGAAGAAGCCGCTGACGACTTCGAAGATCAGCTAATAGATGCAATGACCACTCCGATTAAGGACGAGGACTCTGCGAGTGCCGTTGTTCCTTTGATCATCCGTGGTCCAGCAGAACTTGGCGACAAGATCAAGCAGTTCAAGTTTGAGCGTTCTTTCGACGCATCGCTAGTTTCTCGAGCTGACCGTGTGCTGGAACGCATTATGCAGGGTCTAGACGTCCCTAAAGACGTTGTGACAGGCCTAGCTAACGTTAAGTACTCTAACGCGCTACAGATTGATGAAGCCCTCTACAAGGCGCACATCGAGCCTCTGATGCTTCTTATTGCCGATGCCTTGACTGTTGTTTACCTACGTCCATACCTAATTGCCAACGGCTACGACAAAGATGAAGTAGATCGTATTCAGGTTTGGTATGACCCGAGCCAGGTTGCTACTCGTAATGACCGTGCAGCTGATGCTGACTCTGGTTTTGAAAAGATGGCTGTATCCTTCAACACTTGGCGTCGTGCTCACGGCTTCTCCGATGCAGACGCACCAAGCCCAGAAGAGCTTGCGCTACGTCTAGTTGTTGAGAAGGGTATGATCACCCCAGAACTGACTCAGTCGATGCTCGAGGCAGTCGCACCAGAGCTTAAAGATATTATTAACGCAGCCCATCAAGCAAGCTCTGTTGCCCCGATGACACCAGAGATTGAAAACATTCTTGATGGAGGCCCGGGCAGTCCAGCTCCAGAGCCTTCAGCCGAAACCCCCGCTCCAGAGGCACCACCTACATCGGCAGCTCCAGAAGAAGAACCTGAGGTACCTACACCATGACCCATGAGAAGGACGGGCTAGCAGAGCAACTAGCACATCTATTAGCTGATGTAACTACCTTTGGGTTTCTAGCTCAGGGATATCACTGGAATGTGAAGGGTCTTACTTTTCATCAGTTCCATGATTTTTTTGCAGAGATCTATTCTGATGTTGATAGCGCCATTGACCCTCTTGCTGAAAACATCCGCAAGCTAGGCTATGACGCCCCGTACCTAGTCACCGACTTCGTAGAACTAACTTGTATTGTTCGTCAAGAGAGGGAGCTTGGAGATCCGGTCTCTATGGTTGAATCTTTGGCTCGCGTTAATCAGGGAGTGCTTCTTTGCTATGAGCAGGCTTTCGGCATTGCTGATGCATGCAATGAGCAAGGCATTGCTGACTTCCTAGCCGGGCGCATTGACATGCACAAGAAGTGGCAATGGCAATTGAAATCGACTTTAGGGGTTCAGTAATGTCTTATGTTGGTGATGTATTCAAAAAAGACGATTCTGTAGTTGCTGGTGGATATAACCTAGTCCCCGAAGAGCAAGAACTTGCAGATGCACTCCAACTTATTGCGAATAAGTATGGCAAATTTAATGATGACAACACTGGCGTCTGGGCCGGATACACCCCTGCCTCAGAAAATGAAGACAACGCTAAGATCGGCGTAAAATGCGGCAACTGCGTTTTCTTCAACGCACCTAATGGTTGCTCAATTATTGCAGCTGAAGTGGAGGACGGAGGACTTTGCCGTTTTGCAGTTCTCCCGGACGGTGCAGTAACTGCAACCGCAGGTTCGAAGCCAGCACCTAAGAAAGATCAAATCAAGGGTTCAAGCAAAAACAAAAAGGGGTCAGCAGCCACGGGTAAGTCTGTAGACTTTACTGAAGAAATTGTGACAGCCCTAAAAAACAAAATGGAAACACACAACAAGAAAGCACCAGACGGTAGAAAAGCTACCATGGGAGCCCTTAAAGCTGTGTACCGTCGTGGTGCAGGTGCATTCTCTACATCCCACCGACCAGATCAAAACCGCAACTCTTGGGCCATGGCTCGTGTAAATGCTTATCTGCATTTACTACGCTCTGGTTCACCTAAAAACTCAAAATACACAACCGACAACGACCTGCTTCCAAAAGCACATCCGAAGTCAACTAGAAAATAAATTGTCTGGTAATACGGTAAAATTCTAGTATCATAGCTTAAGCAATTATTGCCCTGCTCAGGAAGGCCTAAAGTGAGCTCAGCATTCACTAATCTCATCAGCAAGATTGAAAACTTCTACGCTGATCGCGACTACACAACCGAGGATGCAGAGCACCTCTCTAAACTAGCGATCGTAGAGTACGCGAAGACTCAGAATGCACTGGTTGCTTCGGCCCGTCAGGTGTCAGACGCTTCGATTGATAACATCATCGAAACCGCAATCCACTTCAATCTAGATGCTGACCCAAGCGAGTGGATGCTATTTGCAGCAAATGCTGTAGACAACGTCCTTAACTACTCTCACCACGGTATTATCGCTTCTGGCCTTGGCGAATACACCGACTTCCTTCCTCTAGGACACCCGTCACGTACTAACCGTGGTGCTATGACTGCCTCTGCCCTATCTCGAGTCACCGCCCTTTGGGTAGCTAGTGACCCTCGCATTGCCTCGGAGCAGGCTCGTCTTGATGTTTACGCGGCCTACGCAACCAAGCCTGGTTCTGTAGAGGCTGACTACGCCAGCGCAAAGCTTGGCGCATTGGTTGCTGCTGGCTATGTTCCAGAAGACGTAGTACTTCCTATCACTGCAGCCTTTAAGATGAGCTTTGCAATGCGTTCAGCAATGTCAAAGATTTTGGCAGCGGTTCGTCGTCGTCACCGTGATGGCCGATTCGCTGAGGAATTTGGGCGTCTACGTGGATTCTTTAGTCGCGGAGACGGAAGTATCTTTTCGGAAGATGCACGCATTGTTGGTGCACCTAAGGGAACCAACAACTTCCAGATTGAGATTAAAGACAGCCCCGAAATTCCTGACGGTATCTATACTATTGACGCCGCTAAGACTGCTCCAGTAAAGGCTATTCTCTCTAAGCGCGCACTTTCTAAGGTAAAGGGTCTCAAGGCTAACCGCACTATTGCGACCCCGAGCAAGGCAGATATTGCCTCTGCAATTCCTCTAGAAGACTTCCTAAAGACTCGTGTAGATGCTCCAGAGGGTTGGACCAAGAATGAAGACGGTTCCTTCACATCTAAGACTGGTCAAACTGTAAAGGCTGTTGACACCCTACCAGAGGGTGACTACATGACCGAAGGCGCAGGCGAGAGCGGTGCCATTGATCCAAATACCCCGATGTTTGAAATCCGCGACAAAGACGGCAAGATTCTTGGCGTTGGTCAGGACTGGGCTGGTCTCAACAAGATTGGTATGACCTACGATGCTCTTAATGGAGAGGGCGACGAAACTCCAGAAGAGCCTGGCCTAGATCAGAAGCCCGGAGAGGGTTCAAACTGGTTTGACAGCGCGATTGACTGGGATCATTTATCAAATCCTCAGAACTGGAAAGACTTGGGCGGCTCGGCCGAGTATACCTCTCCTGATGGTAAGCTAGAACTTAACTGGGAAGCTGATGGCGAAGGTGACGTCGGCTTTGGAGCCACCGACCTTTCTGGAATTAGTGTTACCTATGATGGTCAATACATCGGATCGTATCGTGCAAGCTACCGAGATCTAGAAGATGGCGACACCGGCGACGGTCTAGAAAAGCTTTTGAAGCAGGAAAGCTGGTTCAGCCCAGATAACCGTCTAAAGCAGTCTGACAACATGGGCGACGACTTTGAGTACGGTAATGACGAAGGCTTTGTAGAGGTAAAGCGTAAGGGCAACAAGTACGAAGTAACTAAGTCTATTCCTCAAGGTTTGGTTGATGAAAACCTAGAATATAACTACGAGGACAAGCAAACTTACGACTCTAAGGAAGACGCTCTTAAGGCAGCTGAAGAGTTTGCTGAAGTTCTACAGGACCCGAGCAAAGCTTATGATGTCCTCTACGAAGCTTGGCGCAATGATGACTTCGGCGCTGGTATGGACGACGGTGGTTTTGATCAGGCTCCGGGTGAAGCTCCGAAGCTAAGCGCAGCTGGCAAAAAGATTGCCAAGGACCTAGGTGATCACAAGTTCTTCCTCGAAGAGGATGCAGACGGCAACTTCACTGGAGGAGAGGAAACCTACACATCTCCAGATGGTCGCGTAGAGGTTAAGTATCGTGACGGCTCGTGGTTCGATGACGAAAAGGGCTACGTCGCTTGGGACGAAATGCAGGTCTCTGTAGATGGTAAGCCAGTTGAGACTGTGCTTCGTAATAACCGCGAGTCTTGGCCTGACTTCCTTGACCGTGTTGCTGCTATGGCAGAAAACGGTCTAGAGAACCCTAACTATGCAGAAGAGAAGAAGGCTAAGCGTGAAGCTGACCGTAAGGCTCAGGAAGACTTCTACAATTCTCCAGAGCAGGTAGAGAAGCGTGCCCGTGCTAAGTGGGAGAAGGAGCAAGCCGATGCAGCTCAGGAGCAGGCTCGCATGGCTGTTGATAAGGAAGGTCTACTTAACAAGGTAGACGAGCTTGCAAACAAGATCTTCAATGGCGACAGCGATGATAGCATCTGGGTTGGCGATGAAGACGAAGACGGTTACCGCAACTGGGGCGTCTACAACGAAGATGGCGATGAAGTCGCTACTGGCACTGCTGGCCCGACCTATGATGAAACTGACATTGCTTCTGATATTCGTAAAGGCATCAACGCGCACCTAGACAAGAAGCTAGATGAACTCGAGCCACCTGCTGGTCTTGACCAGAAGACTGGCGAAGATAAGGCGGATGCACCAGCTAAGCCACTATCTGAAAAGCAGATGGAGCCAGCTACTGACAAGCAGTATGCACTTCTTGAGGAGCTTAACTCAGAGCGTGACGGTATTGACCCTGTCACTCAAAAGGCTATTGACGATGCTCTAGCTAACAAGAACCTAACAAAGGCCCAGATGGCCTCTCTGTTTGGTGACCTAACTAAGAAGCCTTTTAAGCCTGGTGTTGATCCAACCAAGCCAACCGAGCGTCAGATCAACTCGCTTCAGGGTTACCTAACTACCAAAGAATTGACTCCTGACGAGATGAACGACATTCTTGCTCAGCTTGACGCAGGACTAGATCGTGACTCAATTGAGAAGCTCACCGCTAAGCTACGTCGTCGTCCAGACCGCCAGCAGACCGAAGGCTTTGACCAAGCTGCAGGAATTGACAGTGAGTTTGACAGCGAATACGACTCAGCTCACGCTGATGTAGAGTCTGCAATTGACCAAGCCCTAGAGGACTACCAAAACTCACTGGAAGCTGACGGACTATCTGAGGCAGAGGTTTCTGACAAGATGGACGAGGCAAACCAGATTGCCGAGCGTCTACGTGACTCGTCTAATGTTGCTGATGCACTTGGTGCCGAGCGTGACATTGCTAACGACACTACTGGTGGAATTTTTGACAAGATTGTTGAAGACATTCGCACCAACGCGGAGGCCCTAGACTCGCGTAAGCAGAAGAATCTTGCGGACGCTGATCAGGCAAAGGCAGATGAAGTTCAGGCTGCGATTGACGGAGATGACTCGGACTTCCTCGAGGACATCGTAAATGATCCGAGCTACAGCGAGTACCAGTCTCAGATTGAGGACGCCCTAGCAGACATCAACGCACGTAAGGGCGAAGAAGAGCCTGGATTTGATCAAGCTTCTGGTAAAAGTATCGCCGATGCTTGGGACGAACTAGATCAAGACACCAAAGACAGCGTAGCCGAGTCAATGAGGGACTACCTCCTTAAATTGCGTCGGACGAACCCAGACGAGTTCTATGACATGGTCTATGACGTAGCGGTAGATCACCCAGATGGCAAGCGTGTAATGCAGAAGCCTCAGTACTACGCTGAAGACTTTATTGACTTCTATGCCAACGAAGATCCAGAGCTGATTGCAGACATGCTTGAAAACGCTGGAGTTGATATTGACGGCTTCGACCAAGCTCCAGGCAAAACTCTATCTCCAAAGATGATGGAGCCAGCAACCGAAGCCCAATACAACTACCTTAAGAACCTCTCTGAGACCAAGTCAGGTATTGACTCAGAAACTGCTCAGGCTATCAAAGAGGCTCTAGAAGGAAACAACCTGACTAAGGCTCAGGCTGGTGGATTCATCGGTAAGCTCCGCGACCTTGGTGACAAGGAAAACTTGGGGCAGTACGGCAAGCCTTCTCAGAAGATGATTGACTCTGTAAAGCGTGACGTCTACGCTAAGGGCCTATCTGACGCTGATCGCGATGAAATTCTCAAGGACCTAGAGAACCGCTCAAAGGGCGATGTTTCATCTATCATCAGCATGCTGAAAGAAATGGATGACGTTGAGGGCGGAATCAATAACTACATTGACTCGCTAGTTTCTAAGGGTGACCTAGATGCACTAAAGCGTCTACGAGCCGACGAGCGTTATGGCCGCTGGTCAAGCGACATGGATGATGCAATTGCCAAGTTAGAGTCTGGTGATAAGGGTTTTGATCAAGCAGCCGGAAAGCAGTACGGAACTTCTTGGGAGCAGATGAAACCAGAGCTAGTTTCTTTGGCCGAGGAAACCGAGAACAGCGATGAAAAAGGCTATGCATTCCTAGGCAAAGACTTCGTCGAGGGCCTTGACCCGAACGATATTGATGATGCTTACTACCTATACTCCGAGCTAATGGATGCATACAATTCAATGCGCCCTACTTCAGAGGGAGGTAAGGACCTAGAAGCTCGTCTTAAGAAGGCAGCTGATGACTTGCTTGCCAAGATCGAGTCCGATCTAGGACCTATTGAAGCAGCTAAGCGCGACCCAGAAGATGCGGGTAGCGATTTTGAATTTGGTAAGGCATTTGAAGATCTAAAAGACTTCTTTGACTACTACTACCCTACTGACGTTGCTGACATTGAAGCCCATATGAACGACAAAGAGTACCCTCTCGGAGATGTTCGCGGAGGCGGCTGGGAAGGTGGAGTTCGTCAGGATGAAGAAACTGGCAAATGGGTAGGTTATGTAGATTCTCCCGAGAGCGATTCTGACAGCTACAGTAAAGAGTTTGATGATCGCGAGGACGCCGCCGCATGGGCCGCCGCCAACCTATCAAAAGAAAACGAGTCATTAGGTGATGTCTACGCTCGATTGTTAAACGACGACTCCGAAGGAGATATGGCTGGCCTTATTGATGTGGTAGGAAATAATCCTGAAGACATTCTGAGGGCAATCGAATCAGCTGTTAGTTGGTTACGCTCAACTAACCGTGGTATTGGCGAGAACGCAGCGCGCAAGCTAGATGCTTATGCTGATCGTTTACGAGCACTAATCGAGAAAAACCCAAAAGCCTAGCCCCCAGCGAGGGGGCTGAGCCTGGATTAGATCAGGACGCTCCAGATTTAGACAGAATCAAGAGCATTCTAGATAAGTACCGCAAGTCTGCGGCTGATAACTCTGTTCGCCCTTCAGTGCCTGAAGGCGAGCCGGGGTCTAGAACTAATCCGCTCGAGTTGACTGAAGAACAGCTAGATGAGAAGTTGGCTTCTGTAACAGAGGCAAATAAGGCTGCAGCGTCTAGCGTTCTAAGCGATGTCCTAGAAAAACTACGCAACCCTAGAAAACTAAAAGAATGGGTACGTAAGTGGAGCAGGGACGCTAATCGCCCTCTTCCAGTCAACCCTGCAAGCAACACCCACTACACCGGCCCTAACATGATTGCTCTAGAAGCCGCGGCCTCAGAAAATGGGTTCAGTGATCCTCGCTGGATGACTGCTTCTCAGGTTGCTCAGGCTGGTGGCTCTATCTCGGCTGGAACCAAGGGTACTCAGATTCTTGTACCTAGTTTCTTTGTCACCAGTCGTGATGGCAAGGTTGTTGAGCACTTTGAGTTTAGAAAAGTCACTGTTTTTAATGGTGACCAGATCCAAGGAATCGATCCATACAACGCTGACGAAAACAAGTCTTACACCGCAAAAGAGGCTGTAGACATTGTTCTCGACAGAATGCGCGAGGCGGCCGAGATCCGCGGTATCAAGCAACCAGAGCTCTATGGTATTCAACTAGATAAAGATCAGAATCCTCGCTGGCAACCAAGCTACGGTAGAGATGTAGATAAAGTACGACTACCACTCCGAGCAAACTTTGATAGCGACGAGTCTTGGTTCAACGCTATTGCCCACGAACTAATCCACAGCACGGGTAGAACTAACCGACTTAACCGAGAAGAAGTTAAGAAGGCATTGGATGGAAATAGTAATGCCTACGCAGAAGAAGAGCTAACCGCTGAGTTAGGCTCCATGCTTCTAGCAAAGATGTTTGGTCTTGATGCTGACCCAGAGAACTCGATCAGCTACCTGCTCACTCACATCAGAAACCTAGATGGCATTGATGCGGACAAGGCTGTGACTGACGCCATGACCCGTGCTCAGTTGGCTGCCGACTACCTACTAGGTAATGACGTCCTTCCTCAGTGGAACCCGCTAAAGACTAAGGTTGCTCCGACCCTACAGTCAGCAAGAATGGCGTCTACTACTCCAGAAGACTCAAGCCTTAACCCGGACACTAACCCTGATTCAGTTGATGCTCCCCTTCTAGGGTTTAATCAAGCCCCAGGCAAAAAACCTTTCAACCGTGCTAAATCAGTATCTGACAGCAAGGATGCTAAAGAGCGAGTTCTGTCTGGCTTACTGGAAAAGATTAAAGAAGGTAAGGCTCCTTGGCGTAAACCATTCAAGGATGATGCTAACTATGCTGGTGCATTCGTTCCGCGCAACCCAGCGTCAAAACACATCTATAGCGGCATCAACTCGATTGTTCTTAAGCTCTATCAGCAACTATCTGGATATAGCGACCCACGCTGGATGACTTACAACCAAGCCACCGAGCTAGGCGGGCAGGTTCGTAAGGGCGAGAAGGGTGTACAAATCCTTGTTCCTTACAAGAGGGTTAAGAAAGAGAAAGACTCTTCAACCGGAGAAGAAAAGGTAACTGGTAGCTACGTAACATTTGGTGTAAAGACCGTATTTAACGTTGAGCAGATTGACGGCCTAAACCTGCCTACGGTTAAGGCTGAAGCTGGCGAACCTAAAACTCCTTTAGAGTCTCAGGACTTCATCCTAGAGCGATACCGCAAGTCTATGGAAGCTAAGGGTTTGAAAGCCCCTGAAGTTTCTTATACCTACGTAGGTGAGTATGGTAGCCACTCTTCTTCTCCAAACTGGAACCCAGCTTCTGACGTCATTACCCTCCCAACCAAGGAGCAGTTCAATAGTCCAGAAGATATGTTTGACACTATTACTCACGAGCTTGCCCACAGCACCGGACACAAGGATCGCCTTGACCGTACCGAACTAACCAAGAACTACGGAACTGATAATGCGGCTAGAGGTGAAGAGGAACTTATTGCAGAAATCTCTGCAGCAATCCTTGCTAGCATGTTTGGTGTTAACAGTGACTTTGATAACACTGCAGCGTATGTAAAGAGCTGGCTAGAAGCACTACAAGACAACCCGGATATGGTTATGAAAGCATCTTCCGAGGCTCAGAAGGTAGTAGACTATTTGCTAGGTATGGATCTGGGAGACTGGAGCCCTATCGAGGGTTACCGAGCATCAAACAAATCTAAATCAGATGGAGACTCAGATGAGTAAAGAAAAGCCTGACATGCTAGGCGGATATACTGAAAATGATCCTGAGTATTGGGCCCTTTTAGCAAAAGTGATCGGAAACCCAGTACCAGATTATGAAGATGACAGCGAATTTGTAGACGAGAATGGCGTTGTTATCAAAGATATCACACCCGATAAATAAATCACTTTGATAAATAACGGGTAAAATTAGTCTAGGGTTTCTGACTTTATAGGATTGATGGATGAACCACCTAATCGGCCGCTCTGGCGAACTAGCATTCTATGCTAACAATACACACGGTGTAGTTATTGACACTGCCGTAGGAGCCGTCGTTGCCAGCGGTGTGGCATTAGACCTCTTTGCAGAAAACAAATGGGAGACCTCGGATACTCCTTTAACTAGGTCCGAAACCCTTTTAGCCGAGAAGGTTCTAGCCACTCTAGAAGAAGATGCAATTGTTGCCTCTGCCGATAGAATGTATACCATTCCTAAGTCCGCCCAAGCCGAGGCAAAGAAAGCTTTGGAATGGCGTAAAGAAGAAGGCCGAGGCGGAACTCCTGTTGGCTTGAATACTGCCCGCACCCTTGCTAAGGGTGGTCAAATTGGCATTCGCAAGATCCGCCATATTGCAAAGTATTTCCCTCGTCACGAAGTTGATAAAAAGGGTAAGGGCTGGAAGCCTGGCCAAGACAATTTTCCATCTAACGGGCGTATCGCATGGGCACTCTGGGGTGGAGACGCTGCTTGGCGCTGGGCGCGTGCCATTGTTGAGCGCGAAGACAAGAAAGAGAAGTCAGTTACTGCTGGCGGATACACTGTCTCTAACTACGTTGATCAGATCAACTACCCTAAGCAGAACGAAGAACTAAACCCATTCAAGTACGCTCACGAGCTTGACGCAAACTACGGCCCAGAGTTCTTGGCTCGGGTTTGCTTAGACGGGTCTGGTATTGACCGACTCTACATGATTGACATTGATGGTTCGGTTTATGTCTGGGACGACGGTTGCTGGGACAACCTAGGACATGTTGATGGTGACATATGGACATATGACCGTATGCTCGATGACGTCTACGACCTCGAGGAAAAGTCTCACGTAATTATTGACCCTCAGTCTGCTCTTATGATTGCAGCTCGTATGGCTGTAGATCCGTACTGTAAGACTTCTGTCTTTGATCTAGATGCCGATGAAGCCGCTTTGATGGAAGCCGGGATTAGTGGCGAAGACTGGGAATTCATTGACCAAGTTATTACTGCTGCAGGTTCTAACCAAGATGGAGTCTATACTCCAGAGGAACGTTCAGAGAATGCTGGAAACCAGCCTCGAGACGCTATGGGTCAGTTTGCTAAGGTAGGCCAGAAGGTAGCTATCGGCGGAGACGCTGCTAGAGGCTCTGGAACAATCCGAGACATTGACGGCGCGACCGGCATCGTTACTGTTGATCTTGAAGACGGCCGCTCGGTGAAGGTTGGGTCTAAGTATCTAGTACCAGCTGATAAAGCTAACAGCCGACCAAACTCTCTTCGTGTAGATGATGCTAGTAAAACTCCTATGGACTTTTCAGGAATCATCGGGGAACCTCGTACTCCTCAAAACAGCAAGAAAGCCCACATTCCGGGCACACTGCCTAAGCTAGATGTAAATGCATTTATCAACAACTATGCTTCATGGGTAGAGAAGGAACGCTACAAGCCAAGGAACGCAGCTGATAAGGCTGCAGTTAAGAAGCGTTGGCCAAACGCTAAATTCACCGATGCTTCAATTATTGCCGCTGCGGATGAAAAGATCCTTACTCCTTCTACTTCCGACGTCACCCCTAGGTATCTTGCTATTGTTGATCAGCAAGACCCAGAGGCAATGGTTGATCTAGTTGCAATTATCCCTAAGACTGCGACCTCTACTTCTCCAATTGCATACAAGCGCGATGGTGACAAGTGGGTCCAAGATGATCAGACCCTAGCCGATCTTCGTTCATCTACCAAGCCTCCAGTAGTGGAGCTAGATAAAGAATCTCTAGATGACGTCTTGTCTCAGATGGCTGAAGAAAAACCTAGCGAAGAAACTGCACCCGAGGCTGTTGCAGCTAGCTTGCTAACCGTTTTTGATGCGTTTGTTGCTGCTGGTGGCCTAGACCGTAACCGTGGCAATGCAGAAGAGCTTCGTCAGTACTGGACTCGAGGTAAGGGCGCTGCGAAGATTCGATGGGGTACTCCAGGCGACTGGACTCGCTGTGTTCGTCAGCTTTCAAAGTACATGGGGCATCGTGCTAAGGGCTACTGCCAGCTCCGTCATAAGGATGCCACTGGTGTCTATACTGGTAGCCGACTAAACCCGGGCCGTCGTAATGAAACCTCTAGCTTGTTCGCTACCGAGACCGACCTAGTTCAGTCTGTTATTGCTCAGGCGGAGCTTACCGCCAGAGCAAACCACGCTAGAGAGCGTTTTGGTTTGGTGGCAGGTGCTGCAATGGAACACGGTTCTAAATTCAACATCCCTCTACTGATTCCAGAAGATCTAGAATCGGGCGATGGCCGTAAGTTCGTGAAGGACTCTTTATCAGTTCGAGAGCTCCCACTTCCACTCCTATGGCAGATCAAGACTGGCGACGGTCACATGGGGTCTGTGGTAGTTGGACGTATTGATTACGTAGAAAGAACCGAAAACGGTATTGGAAATGCCTATGGTGTTTTTGATACAGGAGCATATGGTCAAGAGGCAGAGCGCCTAGTACGTAACGGATTTATCCGTGGCGTCTCTGCTGATCTAGACCAGTTCGAAGCGGAAGAAGAGAAGACTGAAAACGCCGAGGACACCGAAGACGTAGGTAAGAAGAAGTTAACCATAAATCACGCCCGTGTAATGGCTGCTACAATTGTAGCAAAGCCTGCATTCCAAGAATGCACTATCTCTATTGAAGAACAACCAGCGGGAGACCAGGAGGATGAAGTGATTCCAGCTGACGGAATATACGAAGAATCCGTCGAGCAAGAATTCTCTGGCGCACCGCTAGTTGCATCAGGATTCCTTGACGGCGAGATTCCAATGACACCACCAGCAGAGTGGTTCAAGGACCCTAAGCTGACTAAGGCTACCCCGATCACTGTTGACCCTTCTGGTCGCATTTACGGGCACATTGCAGCTTGGCATGTAAACCACATTGGTATGCCTCGCTCTACCCGCCCACCTCGTTCAAAGAGCAAATATGCCTACTTCCACACCGGCGTCCTCCGCTGCGATGATGGTAGCGATATGCCGGTTGGTCAGCTGACTCTTGCTGGTGGACACGCACCTCTAACTGCTAATGCCGCTTCTGCTGCTAAGCACTACGACGACACTGCATCAGCAATTGCCGATGTTCACATGGGCGAAGATGAATATGGCATCTGGTGTGCTGGATCTGTACGTCCAGACGCGACCGAAATGCAGATTCGCGCTCTACGTGCATCTGCTCCTTCAGGTGACTGGCGTCCAATCAATGGCTCTCTTGAGCTCGTTGCAGTTTGTCAGGTAAACGTTCCAGGCTTCCCAGTTGCTCGCGCAATGGTTGCTTCAGGTAAGGTTATGGCTCTAGTTGCAGCTGGCGCAAGCATGATGGCAATTATGAAGAGCCAGCACGTGGCAACCCTATCTGAGCGTGCATATAATCTAGCCGAGCTTTCAGCTAGTGCCCCAGACCTACGCTCTCGCGTCAAGTCTGCAAAGAAAGCCGTAAAGAAGCAGGCTCTAGTTGCTACCGCTGCTAAGGCGGAAGAACTAAAGACCCGTGCTCTTGTTGCTGCCGCTGTTGCAGAACTTGCTAAGTTCTCCGAGGAAGAGAGATCTGAACTTGCTGACAAGGGCTTTGCTCTTCCAGATGGATCATACCCGATCCGAAACGAGCAGGACCTCCGTAACGCGATTCAGGCATATGGACGTGCAAAGCGTGAAAAGCGAGTCACCGTTCGTAAGCACATTGTTAAGCGAGCCAAGGCTCTTGGTAAGGCTAACCTAATTCCAGATGAATGGAAATCAGCCGGGTCGTCTGAGGCCGCGAGCATAGTTGCTTCAATGCGCTCTCGTCTAGCCGAGTTTGCCGAGACTGATGCAAAAGAAATTTCTGAGTCTGATTTGAAGAAGCTTAAGGAAGCTAAAGAAGAAGCCGACAAGCAGACTGAAGAAGAGATCAAAATTGCCGAAGACATCAAAGCTGGCAAGACCACAGCCAAAGATGTGTACGACAAAGAAGGTCGTAGCAAGTACACCCCAAAAACTCAACCCCGAGACGCTAAAGGAAAGTATCGCAAGGTTCTTGCTAGACTAAAGCAGAACCTCGGCGTAGCGGGGCTTCAGAAAGCTTTGGAGAAGGTAGAGACCGCTGAAAACCTAGAGTTTGCTGGCGACTACGTGAATTCAGCTAAGGCTAGTAGCGAGTTACTGGGAATGATTGATCGTCTAGATACTAAGGCCCTAAACCCAGAGTCTCTAGAAAACGTACGCACAACAGCGGCCGAACTAGGCAAAACCATTGCCAACCTTCCACTGCCATTCGGCAAGGAAGCTCAGAAAGTTAGATTTAGCGATCTACCTGCCGGACTAAAGACACTCATCGATGGGATGATTTCTCGAGTCGAAGCAAAGATCGGTAAAGAGGACGCAGACATTGCAACTGCAAATCTGAAGTCCTTCATGTCTGGAGCAGATGTATATTCTCAGGCTGAAATTCAGTCCGAGATGAACACCCTGCTTCGACTCCTTACCTAAAAAATAAGGTACAATTAGTGATAGGTGGAGCGCCTCGCACAACGTGTGCTGAGTCCCTCAGCCTTGACTGTTCACCATGAATGGGATCTTCCCATTCATAAACCAATACTGGCCTAGGAGGTACAGTGTACGACCAGATTAAAACACAGCTAGACACTCTGGCTGATCTTAGCGATGAACAACTCGCTGAGCTTCAGACTCAGATTGTCGGCGAGTTTGAGTCGATCGATGCTGATGAACCAACTTCTGAGTCAGTTGATGCGATGACGTCTCTTGCAGACTCTCTTGACATCGTACGTGGTGAGCTTTCTCGTCGCGAGGCCCTCGCTGAAGAGTTAGCTGCTCGTGCGGCTGAGGCTACCGCCCGTGTTAAGGGCGCAGCCGAAGAAGGAGAGGAAATGGCTATGGAAGACGAGCCAATCGTAGAGGAAGCCCCTGTTGAAGAGGCTCCTGTAGAAGAGGCACCAGTTGAAGAGGTTAGCCCTGCTGAAGAAGTAGAGCCAGCTGAGAAGGAAGAGGAAGACGAGGATGAGGCCATGAAGGCATCAGCCGAGACCGAGACTTCTACTGAGACTGTAGCTGAAGCATCAATTGACCAGGAATCAGGTTCTGAACTATCGACCGAATCGGTTGAGACTGTGGACGAGACCATTACTGCAGACGGTTCTGCTGAGGAAGTAGTTGCTGATGAAGCTCCTGCTACCGAGGTAGAGGTAGAGACTATTGAAGCTTCGGCTGAAGTAGTTGCAGAAGCAGTAGAGGGATCAGAAGCATCAGCCGAAGAAACCACTTTAGAAACATCAACCGCTCTCGTAGAAGAGCAGAAAGAGCAGGCACTAGTGAGCGCCGCAGCAGAACAGCCTTTCGAGGCTCCAGCTGACCGTCAGCCTGTAGTTCAGGTATCAGAGGCAGCTCCAGTGGCAATCACCGCTGGCGCAGACATCCCTGGCTACACCGCAGGCAGCACCATTAACGACATGCAGGAAGTAGCTCAGGCTATGGAAAAGCGTATCCACTCGCTACGTCGTGTAAACGGCGGCGATGGAGAGCAGCACATCGTTGCATCTATCACCACTCAGTACCCAGAAGAGCGTACCTTGACTACCGATGCAGAGTCAAACGCACTTAAGATCAACAACGTTGTAGGTCAGGAAGCTCTTGTTGCTTCTGGTGGCCACGCAGCGCCATTTGAGGTTAAGTACGACATTTACTCAATCGGTTCAACCACCGTTCGCCCAGTTCGCGATGCATTGCCTCGCTTCCAGGCTGACCGTGGCGGTATCCGCTTTGTAACCCCACCATCATTCGCTGCTGGTACCTACGCTGACGCTGTTGGTGTATGGACTGCTGCAACTGATGCTGACCCACAGTCTGCTACCAAGACTAGCTACACCGTAGTTGCTGCTTCAGAGAACACTGTTTCTACTGACGCTGTTACTTTGCAGCTACAGTTTGGTAACCTCATGACTCGTGCTTACCCAGAGTTGATTGCTCGCCACAACGAGCTAGCTCTTGTACAGCACGCTCGCGAGGCAGAGCAGAACTTGCTAAGCAAGATCGGTGACGCATCTACTGCTGTTACTACCACTAACCTAATCGGTTTTGGTCGTGACTTCCTAGTTCAGATCCGTCGTGCAGCTGTTGCTTACCGCTCACGTCACCGCATTGACCCACAGACCCGTTTGAAGGCAATTGTTCCTTCATGGATCTACGAGGCAATGGCAGCTGACCTAACTCTATCGATGCCTGGTGACGGTACTCTTGCCGTTTCTAAGTCTGAGATCGATGGCTACCTAGCAACCGTTAACGTTGACCTAGTAGCTTCGCTAGACGCAACTGTCTTCGGCTCACAGGGCGCGACTTCGCTCCTTGAGTTCCCAGACAGCTTCGTTTGGTACCTATTCGCTGAGGGAACCTTCTTGTTCCTTGACGGCGGTACCCTAGACCTAGGTATCATCCGTGACTCTTCTCTAGTCGGCACCAACGACTACAAGATGTTCACTGAGACCTTTGAGAATGTTGCTAAGGTCGGCATCGAGGCTCTTAAGATCACCTCGACCATCTCAATCAACGGTGTTGCTGCAGCTCTGCGCGACACCACTGGTGGCACCGCTGCAGCCACCATCGAGCTCTAGTAGTTCGCTAACGCAGTTATCGTTGAGGGAGGGTCCTTCGGGGCCCTCCCAATACGAGTAAAAATATAGACTTTATTTAGAGGATTTTAAATGGCTTTCACAAAGACTGGTGTTGTATCAGCACCGAAGATTGTGCCATCGGCTTTTGGCCTACTCGCCGTAGTCAAGCCAGAAAATGGTCCTAACGAAGACCAGTGGGTCCGTGGATTTTCTCAGGAATGGGAAACAACTCTTTATTCAGCGACTAACTGGGACGACACCGACTCTACGGATGGCGAAGTAGTAGCTGCCGGAACTCCAACTTATTACACAGAAATTAAGCCTTGGTTCATCGAGGCTGAAGAGCTTCGCTCTACCCTAGGTTTTAGTGGTCTTGACCGTATCGAGCGCCTAAAGCGCCAGCTTGAGGGTGTAACTCAGCATGCCATGGAAGTCGAGCTTTGGGACGGCGCGGTTCGTAAGGGAGAGTCTCACTCAAACGTAGCCCTCTCCTCTGCTTCTGCAACTATTATTAACGGCGGTACTGCTCTATCGCCACGCCGTGCACTTGCTCTTCTAGAGCATGAAATTGGTCTGGCTTCGGATGGCGGTGAGCAAGGCATTATCCACATGACTCGCGATGTTGCAGCTCTTCTTGCTAGCAACTCAAATATGCTTTTCCACGAGGCTGGCAAGGAACACCTTCAGACCCTCGGTGGAACCCCGGTTATTGTTGGTTCAGGTTACTCGGGTACTGGACCAGACGGTGCTACTGGTGCTACTGCATCAGCCACCAACAAATGGATTTACGCCACCGGCACCGTCAAAACCTATGTTGGCGATGTTGATGTCGTGAACGACAATCTAAGCCAAGCTTACGACGTGTCGGGTAATGCGAATGACATGCGTCTCAAAGCAATCCGCCCAGCTGCGGCTTACTTTGATACATCAATCCACCTCGCTGTTCGAGTCGATCTAACAGCCTAAACCTAAGGAGAATAGCTAAATGGCTACTCAAGAATATGCAGCTAGCATCCAGGGTGTGTCTATTCGCGTCACCCGTCTGGATTCTGCTGGAAACTTGATGACTGGTCCAGGCGACAGCTATACCACCTCTGCATTCATGCGTATCTCGTTTACCCCAGAATATGAAGAGGGCGACGAGATCACTGAAAAGGGTGCAAACGGTGTTGTATGTGTAACCTACAAGGCACCAGACACACTAAAGCGTATCACCATGGAGCTCGCTATCTGCGAGCCAGACCCAGAGCTATCGGCTCTATTGTCTGGTGGTCTACTGCTTCGCAAGAACATTGGATCTTCTGAAGACCCTAACCTAAAGTCTGTCGGTTGGGCAGCTCCTGGTGTAGGCGATGACCCTGCTGGTAACGGTGTTGCCATCGAGGCTTGGTCACACGCCGTGAAGGACGGAAAGCGTGCAGGCGTTCTTCCTTACTTCCACTGGGTATTCCCATTCGTGAAGATGCGCCAGTCTGGTGACCGTGTTATTGAAAACGGTCTACTAGCTAACACCTTCGAGGGCTACGGTCTTGGTAACTCGGCATTCCAGTCTGGTATTGATGGCCGCTGGGAGTTCCCGGTTGCTGCAGAGCGTCCATACGCTTATGCACGCACCGACTGGGCTCCAACTGGTCTAAACGGTTTCTACACTTGGACTGACGGAACTGGCCCAGTTGTATTTACCGCACCAAACGCTAAGTCACCTACTGCAATCAACATCGAAAGCGCCGCAGCTACTTACGCTAGCTCGACTGGTACTGCAACCCTTACCTTCAGCGCGGCTCACGGTATCTCGGCTAATGACCAGATTTATGTACAGAATGTTGGCGCAGCGTTTAACGGCACCTACACTGTATCTGCTTCTGTGGGTGCAACTGGTACTGGCGGAACCTACACTGTTAGCTATGTAAGCGCTGGCGTAACTGATGCCATCACCAGCTTCGACGTATCTGCTGGTGCTCGTGTAACTGTAACTAACTCAGCTAGCGAAACTCACCCAGCACCTACCGCTGTAACTACCGCACAGCTGGGCGCTACCGCTGATGACACCAGCTACAACGTACCTGGAAACATCAACTACAACGCTGACAACGACATCGACAACATTATCGTTTCGAACGAGTCAGAGTAGTAACCACTAAGTAAAACGGGTGGCGGACTGGTCTAATAAACTAGTGCGCCACCCGTTAAACTTATAAGAGAGGTTTATATATGACAAATAACTTTTGGATCCAGCCGGAGGAGCTTGGTGACTACTCATATACAGAGTTCACCGAAGAAGCTGTTCGCACTGCGTCATACCTTCTCTGGGCAATGTCAGGCCGTAAGTACACTGGCGAGACCACTGTAACTGAGCGCTACACCTGTACTCTACGCAACAACCGACTCGGCCCTTCAACTAAGACCAACTCTCCAGTTCTATTTGGTGGAGATGTCTATAACATCCCTTCTGGCGACTATGACGAATACTCAGAGCTGACCTCTGACGGCATGTCACCAGACTCGCGTATCCGTCTACGCGGGCGTCCAGTAACTAAGATTCACGCCATTCGTAACCGACTTGGTGACATAATTGACCCATCTAACTACTACCTTGTAGACCACTCTACGATTCACGTCAAAGCTGGAACTCCTTGGACTCCATGTAATACCGAGGTTACTTATTCTTATGGAACTTCAATCCCTGCCGTTGGTAAGATGGCAGCTAGAACTCTTGCAATTGAGTTCATCAAGCTTTGGTCTGACGACGAGACTTGCCAGCTTCCTCAGCGTGTAACCTCTGTTTCACGTCAAGGCGTCTCTTACACCATTCTTGACAACCAAGAGTTCATTGAAGAACTTCGTACAGGACTCTACGTCATTGACCTTTTCCTGAAGACTACTAACCCTGACAATGCTCGTCGGAAGTCAAAGGTGTTTAGCCCGGACCAGCCTCGTGCTCGACGCTACTCGCCTAAGGCACTTGTACTTACTGCTGACGCTGACTTTGATCTCTCACTAATTAAGGGCGCTTCTGCAAGCTGGACATCTACCGGTCTCGACGTTGATCTAAGCAACTTTGAAGAAGATTGGGAACCTCTAGTTCAGATCAATAGTTACAGTGGCATTCGTTCCACTAACCTAGATAGCTCTGACATCACATTGTCATCTAACAACACTGTTTTAAGTTTCACCGTTCCTTACGCTAAAGCAAACACTGCGCTCGGAATGATTGACCCTGGTTATTGGACTCTCTATGCCACAAAGACCATTAATGGTGTAGAGAACCTAGTAGAGCTTGCTTCTGGAAACCTCCAGATCAAGATGTATAGCTAAGAGAGGTAAATATGTCAATTCAGACTAATTTCCGTGCTCAGGACATGCTTGGTACTGCTAAGCCTGCACCTAAGGCTGCTCCTGCTAAGAAGGTGGCTCCTAAGCCAGCTCCTAAGGTAGAAGCACCAGTAGTGGAGGCTCCAGTAGTAGAGGTTGTAGCTGAGGCAGAATCTTCTGTTGACGTTGTAGAGGAGTAAAAATGACGACGACCGCTATTGACTTTACTGGTGTGGCCGAGGATGCAACAAACCTCCGCGACATGATGGAAGGTGTACTTGAGCGCGTCCAGTCTATTTTTCAGTCCTACAACGTAGAGCTTCCTCAAAGGAAGTATTGGACGATGGGGCAACCAGCGATCGACTGTGAGCAGCTGGTTGTTTCCTTCGCCCAGATGTATCTAGGTGCACCTGGTGCTCAGGTTGGTGATCCGCAAAGGTGCCATGTTCCTAGGAGCGCAACTCTAAACATTATGATTTCTAGGGCTACTCCAATTGTTGGTCAAAATGGTAGACCGCCTGCCCCAGACAAAATTCAACATGCATCGGAAACCTTAGCCATTGACTCATGGGTTCTGATGCAATCTCTAAACCTATTAGATATGTGGGATGAAACTGGCTACGGTGTTGGAGTCATTGCCACCTTGGACGTAGGTTCTCCAGAGGGTGGTTTTCAAACAACCACAATGACCATAACTATGGCGGTCCCGTAAAATGCCAGCTTGGGGTTTAGTACACGACAGCCCAATTCTTTACTGGGCTGGTAAAGGTCTAAAGGTAAAAGGCAGTAAGCGAAGTAAAAGCACTTACATAGCCAAAATAGACCTCAAGTATTCTTTTAGCAAAGTAGTTATCTACAAACCAATATTGAACTTTGAGCTCAATAACCCTATGGGCATGGTGGGTAGGCACATGCACCGCATAGGCTTGGACATTAAAAGGGATGCTAAGGCTCAAGCGGGTTTTAAAACTGGTGCCCTTAAAAAGAGTATCCAAATGGAGCACTTTGGACATGGAAATGGCCAGACTATAAAAATCGGTTCAAATCTTCACTATGCCTTGGCACACCATGAAGGAACCAACCCCCACATAATCACCCCGAATCCGCCTAATAAAGTTCTTCAATTTTCTAGTGGATCTAGGATCATAAGAACCGCGATGGTTAAACACCCGGGAACAAGGCCTAATAGATATCTAAGTGATCAACTTAGACGTCACATTAGGTAGTAAAATATATAGGGGCTTATATATAAATATGAGCCTCGTTTCTAAACTACCTAAAGAAAGATAAAAGATGCCTAGATTCAAAGATTTTGGTTCAGGAAAGCAGCAGGCCGAGCGCGAGCCTGTATCGTTCAAGCTCTACGAAGAAGAGTTTAACTGTGTTACTAACATTCAGGGAAAAGTTCTTCTTGACATTGTTGCAAAGTCCACTAGCGAAGACCCTTCTGAATCAGCCCGTGTTATGTCAGAGTTCTTTGAGAACATCCTGACTGACGAAAGCTTTAAGCGTTTTGACAAGCTTGTACACGACAAGGAAAAGTTTGTTCACGTCGAAACCCTCTCTGAGATTGTTGGTTGGCTAATCGAGCAGTACTCAGATCGCCCGGAAGAGCAGCCAGAGGCCTAGTTGAGTGGGCTATAGACCTCTGGCCACAAGTAAACGGAAAAGCAATAGTGAATAAAGTAGATCTACTAGAAATGGATTCAGCCGATATGGTTGATGTCATTCACTATTTCTTTGACGAAGACATGCGATATGGATCGTATGAGTCCGCACTAATGCACAGTGGGTTCAGGGAGAGAATCTACGAGTCCCTATACGAGAAGAAGTATATGTACGCAATAAAGGACCGTGCTAGCTCGGACATGTCTGAGATAGAAGGTGGAGTAAAGCCCTATGTTCCACCAACCGAGTTCAATCCCGAAAGTTCTAATCCATTTGGTAGCACACTAGATGCCCCTCTTGGTTAGTGATTAGTATTTAGTTAGAAGGTGCTGACATGGCTGTTGTAGGTCACGCGTATGTTGTTGTACGCGCTCTGACAGACAAAGTTGACGCTGATATCCGAAAGGGTTTCAGCGGGTCAGCTGCTTCTGCTAATCGAGCTGGTAGGGACATTGGAAACAACCTAGCCGACGGTATCGGTAGAGGTTTAACTAGAATAAGCTTGCCGAAGAGTTTTTCTACTCAATTCAAGGAAACTCTGGGTCAAAGCGTTGACCTTGCAAATGCATTCACTTCACTGGCGAGAAAAGGTTATTTTGTTCAGGCTGGTTTCGGTGCGATTGTTGGTAGCATCGGTGCTTTGGTTGGCGGCTTAGGTGCTCTTATTGGAGTGGCTGGTGGAGCCGCCTCTGCATTAGTTGCTGTTGGAGCAGCTGGAATTACCGCTAAAGTCGGTATGAGTATTGCCGGATTTGCTCTAAAGGGTGTAGGACAAGCCGCGTCTGCTGCAACTAAAGCAAACGGTGGGCTAGGTAAGTCATTAAGAGAGCTTGCCTTTGATGCTGAAGAAGCAGCGCTTAATATAGACGAGGCTTCTATAGCACTAGAAAAAGCAATAGAAGCTAGAAACCGAGTTGCAGATCTTCCCGCCAATAGCAGAGCTAGGCGAGAAGCTGATCTAAATGTTAAGAAAGCAGAGTTAGCTCTTCGTAAGGCTAAGGATGCCGAGAAGAATGCTGGTAAAGAAGGTGGCGGTGCAGACCCTTACGCCGGTCTAACCCCGTCTCAGAAGGCGTTCGCGAAGTATCTTGCTAGTTTGAAGCCCATCATGGACGACCTCCGAGAGGCCGCGGCTAGTGGATTTTTGCCTATCCTGCGTAAGCAGATGGAAAAGCTTATTGCTGCAAAACTTCCAGAAATATTGGAAGAGAAGTTTAAAAAGCTAGGTAAGGCTGCGGGCAAGGCCGTAGAGAATTTCACAGACATATTCCTATCTGGTGATAATCTTGTAGATTTCAAACAGGTCCTAGACGATATTGCAGAAAATCTACCGTCCTTGGGTTCAACCCTAGGGAATGTTTTTAGCAGCTTCCTATCAATCCTAGAAGCAGCGGATCCGCTAACTAAGAGATTTATTGGATTCCTAGAGAAGAAGTCAAATGCATTTAGAAACTTTCTAGATTCTAAGCAAGCAAGTGGAGAATTAGAAAGATTCTTTAACCAAGCTGGCAATCTAGCAGCGCGTTTTGGCACTATCTTTGGAAACATCTTCGGTGGCTTTGGGAAGATAATCCAAGCCAACTTTGGGCCTGGCAGTGGTGGAGACACTATACTGACTTGGCTTGAAGAAACTACCCAAGGCTTTGAAAACATGGATGTTATAGGGCTCCAGAACTATTTCAAAGGCGCGGCAGACAACTTTGTGGCTATGGCTGGTGCCATCGGCGGAGCAATAGAGACGGTTGTTAAAGCTGGTTCTAACCCAGCAATTAAAGAGTTTTGGGAGATTCTAGATAGCGGATCATTTGCTTTCCAGCAGATAATTAAGGGGTCCATTGACTCGGCCCCTGCTCTTGCTACTTTCCTAAAGACCATGACAGAGATCATTGCAGTATTTACTGACTCTGGACAGGTTAAAGCATTCTTTGACGTGCTTAACTTCGCACTCGGCGGTGTGGCTCAGGCACTTAAATCTATCCAAGGTTTGATTAATGCAGTAGGTCCTATATTTGCAGCCGTCTCTGCATTTACGTTGCTTGGAGTGGCACTCACTAAAACAACTGCAATTATGTTTGGATTTGGGCTAAAAATGATTGCAAGCGTCGCTGGAATGATAGGGCTTAATGCTCAAGCGTTATTACTCAGGCTAGGTCTTCTTCAGTTGGTACCGGCCGCTACGGCTAGCGGTACAGCCATGACCCTAGCCCTTGGTCCAGTAGGTATTGCAATTGCAGCCGTTGTTGCAGGTATTACTGCAATTGTTGTCGCCTTCAATGCCATTCATAACGCAAATATGGAGAAAGCAACTAAGGGTATTGCTCAAGGGTTTAAAGAGGGTGCAACCGCCGCCGAACTATGGGGCCAAGCAACCTTAGCTACGGTGGATGGCCCGCATAAAGAAGCCATTGACAGTATTGATGACATGAAGGGCAAGATGAAGCAACTTGCCGCCGCTCAGAAAGACTGGACATATGCGCTACCGAGCACCACGGCTATGGCAGACTCCTTCGGAGCAATGGGCAGAGCTCTTGCTGACACGGCTACAAACGATCTTCCAAAAGCTCAGGCGCAGTTTAAAAAGTTTACCTCGGAAGTAGGTTTCAGCAACACCGAGGTGCAGACAGCTCTTAACGAGATGGATGAATATAAAACCTCCCTAATCGAGCAGGCTGATCAGCTGGGCATCAACATTAGAACCCTCCAAGGCGATATTGACATGCAAAAGCTTGCTAACTTTGCTATCGGTGAGGGAGAGATTGCTCAGCGTAGAGCAAACGAAGCAAAGCAAGCAGCCATAGATAAGTTGGCTGAAGCTGCTAGAGGTTTCGTTGATTATCAAGGTGCTTTGAACCAAAACAAAGAAGATGTAATGGCATGGGCAAAGGCTCAAGCTGCCGAGACCGATGACGCTTCCGACTCTTGGAAAGACTACTGGGATGGTCAGTCTTTCAGTATGGATAAATACCTCACTGACCTAGAGACCCAAGTTACGGCCGCTAGAAACTGGCAAACCAACATTGGAAGACTTGCTGGCAAGCTTGATGACGCTGTCTTGGCTGAGGTGACTAACATGGGGGAGGCTGGTGCTCAGTTGGTAGCCAGCCTTGTGGACGGTGTAAATGACGAGAAAGAGATCGCTCGACTAAATGCGGTTGGAGCTACTTCAGCTAATGCTCTATATGACGGTGCAAAGAATGCACTAACCAATAAGCCACCTCTAACTGGGTATATCGGAAGTCAGTTCTACATCAACGGTAAGGCTACCAGAAAAGATGGTGGTTACGTTGGATACGCTAATGGTGGTCTAGTAAAGCGTTTTATGGCTGGCGGACTAGTTACTGGTCCCGGAACTGGTAGATCTGACTCAATTCCTGCACTCATCTCTAACGGAGAATTTGTAGTTAACGCTAGGGCTACAGCCGAGAACCGGTCACTTTTGGAAGCTATAAACGCTAATAAGTCTGTATCCATGGCCCCTACGGTGCATGTAACAATAAACCCGTCAGCAAAGATGGATGAGAGAGAACTAGCGGCTCAGGTCTCGAGACAAATCGCTTTTGAAATCCGTAAGGGTGGATACTAATGCCTACATACTATGACTCCAGTGCCAACATAAATCCGGCTACTCAAGCGGACGAGAATAAGTTAGTAAATAAGGCACTATCTAACTTACCTAATCCTTATATCTCTGGATTAAAGCTTCAAGCTGATGTATCCCTCGGTAGTCTTACTTTAAACACTATCGACGACAATGATGTAATTTGGGTGTGCACAGATATCCAAGGATGGTGGAACCTACCTGACCCAGAAATCCCGGACCTGCCTCGAGGATGGGGCGACGGATCTTACGATGCAAAGGGTCGTTATGCTGCCAGATTGCTTACCCTAACCGGATCGTTCCTAACTCAGGATCCGTCTCAGGTGGAAGCAGCTAGACAAAAGCTTTTCAATGCGATTGATCTAGTTTATGACGGTGCGGATTTAGTTGTTAAAGAGTCGCCAGTGATTAAGACTTCATTTGTGCGACTGAGCGGTAGGCCAGAAATAGCTACTACTAGGGCTAGGGGGCGTACCGACTTCTCTATCGGGCTTAAAGCCGCTGACCCTATTAAGTATGAGTATTTATATTCATCTAGTCAGGCTGGCTCAGGAGAGACCATTGTAGATGGTTATAGAGAAAAAACTATTTCGGCTAATGGAAATACCACGTGTACAAACTCCGGCACATTCAAAGTTCCAACAGTTCTAGCTTTGGCGGGGCCAATCAACGCTGGAGCAACAGTCGTCAACGCAATTAATTACTCGGATTCTAGCGTCACTGATATTTCGGAGACTATAACGCTAGTTACGGCTGTCCCAAATGGATCTACCCTAGAAATAGACTCCTTAAACAGGGAAGTGGTATTAGTTACTGGAAGCACCGTAGTAAATGCAAGAAGCTATATCTCCACCCTTAGTGACTGGATCAGGCTCGAGCCGAGCTCTAAGGCAACTAACACTATTACTTTTACGGCCTCGGGGGGTACTTGTACTGTATCCTTCCGATCTGGCTGGATTGGCTAGTGTTATAATTTATCTAAGGACAAATACGAAAGTACATTAATGGCGACTTTAACTACACAACCGACACTGTCGGCTAATTATCGCT